TTTTTAAGGGACGATAAATACACAAGGATTATTCACACTAATTAATGTGAAAATGACACCTTCAAATCTAAGTCACATTTATATGCAAAAATCAGGAAAATTATTCTGTCAAATTATAGCGTTCAATAAAACTATTTAAGGTAGATGGATAAACTTTATATAATCGACACATAGAGGTCTTTGAAACACCTGCACTGAGCATCTTTCTTATTTCTTTCTCTTTACCTGTTAGTTTATAACTGCTATTTGTGGATCCATGCTGTCTCCCAAGTTGTACTCCCTCAGCCTGCCTTCTTTTCAAACCTTCTTTTGTACGTTGTGAAATAAGATTCCTCTCCATCTCTGCAATAAAACCATAAACAGAAGCGATTAACTTACTCATCGGATCAGAACCAAGTGTATAGTTATCTTTGATTGTTTGGACCATTATACCCTTCTCAAGGCATATTTTAAGTATATCAAGTATCATAAACATTGATCGACCAAGCCTACTGATTTCTGAGCAAACAAGTATATCTCCTTCCTGTAACTTTTTGATTAGTCCTCCAAGTTTTCGCTTTTTAACTTCTTTTGTTCCCGAAATCGTTTCCGATATCCATTTATCTATTTGCCATCCACGTGATTCACAATAACGCTTTATCTCATAACGTTGGTTCTCCACAGTCTGTTTGTCAGTTGACACACGAATATAGCCATAAATCATAATATTAAAATGTTTTTGAAATTAGTATTTATTCTATTAGTGTGCAGAAGGAATACCTTTAATATGCCACGATACATACTTGTCTGTACATAAAAAAAGAGAGATAGTTCCATGCCCGAATGAAAACTATCTCTCTTTTTCTATATCTAATAATTAAAAAGCCCCCGACCTGTTAATAGGATACCACTCACGTATTAACACAAAAGATGCGATATGACGCATGGCCGAGGGCTCAATGCCTTCTGCCGCATCATATCGCATCTTTTGCGTATACATGAGTGGTGATACAAAAGTAGTAATAATAAATAATAAAGCAACAAAAATGAACCGCCATTGACTTATGATAACTTACGTTACGTTTGAGAAAAGCTATAATTAAGTAGTATGATATCCTATTGGTTGAACATAAAAGCATTCGTATATAAATGCAACCTCATTTTTGTTTTGACAGGTCTGTCCCTACCATAAGAACTCTGCACACTACATTTGCTTTATTATTCATTAAAATAAAAATAAACGAAAATGGATTGGATAGGATTAGCAGGCCTGGTAGGTGCCATTGGCACCATTATTCTCGGTATTGCACAAATTGTTGGCAAACGAAAAGAAAAAGAACTTGAGTTTGAATTAAAACAACGGGAAATTGAAAACGAAAGACGTTTTGATAAAATAGAAAAAGAGGATAAGCAAAAGCACGACAAAGAAAAAGCCGTCTTATCTGAAGTCTATGCTCGTTTATATGGTTACATGTGGAAATTGTTGCTTTCCACAGATGCCGATAGAGTATTCATTATACAACCACACCCGCTTACTGACAAGCAATTTATTTCGGTTTCACTTGAAATTACGCACCCCGACCGCGATGTCGTTGCCCACAAACAGAATTTCCAGAAAAAGCGAATGAGTGAATGGGCTGGTCTCGTTTCAAAGCTCAGTACCGATGATTGGATGATCTATCGCAATGTGAAAGATATAAAAGACGTAAAAATATTCTCCGAAGCACACCGGCGAGGGGTGAAAACTCTGATTTTCCGCAAGCTGATTGATGAACAAGGATATTGGGAGGGCACTCTTTGTGTTGAATACACACATAGCCAACCGGAAAGCTTAGATCAAATTAAAGGAAGAATGTGCGAAAAAGCAAATCTAATCGCAGATATTTTACCTGAATATAAACCTGTAAATTAATGAATTGTATGAATAAGAATGAAATCCTCTTATACTTGAAGAAGTATAATTCAACCCGTAGTATTACGGATATTGTATTGCATTGTACCGCGTCTAAGCCCGGTGTAAAATGCGACGTTGATGTTATTGATAAGCTACACGCACAGCGAGGGTTCAAAAAACAACCGGAAAGTGGAAGAACCTGTGGTTATCATTTTGTTGTCCTTACCGACGGCACGATACAGATAGGTCGCTATCTAAATGAAGTCGGCGCGCATGTATCAGGTTCCAACTCCAAATCGATAGGCATTGTCTATGAAGGCGGATTAGACGAAAAAGGAAAAGGGAAAGACACCCGTACACCCGAACAAAAAGAATCTTTATTGTGGCTGCTCACCCAACTTGTGGTATTATTCCCCGCAGCTACAATAAAAGGTCATCGCGACTATTCGCCGGATTTGAATGGCAACGGAATTATTGAAAAGCAAGAATGGATAAAAGAATGCCCATGCTTTGATGCTATTTTGGAATATGGTAATATTTAAAATTGAATAGGTATGATTTATCAAGATAATAACGAATATGAACCTGTTCGGAATGAAAAAGGTTGCTTGCCTGTTGTTGTTTCTGTCTTCCTCATTCTGTTAATAACCATTCTTATGTCGGCATTAATGACAAGCTGTCGAAGTACCAAAGATAGTGTTAAATCTCAGATAAAAACTGAACAGAATGTTGAGAAGAAGAAACAAGATAAGTCTCAATTGGATATCGAGGAAAAAACGAAGCAGACATCCAGTGAATCAACTTCTATTGCTGAGCAAATTGAGAAAGAGAACTCTTCCGATATGAACGTGAATATCCACAACATAAAGTATAGAAATGACGGTTCTGTATCTGAGGAAACCTTCGTTAATCTAAATAAAACAGATCAGGTTAAGGAGTCGTCTAAGAAACAATCTCAAGCTAATAAAATTGATAGTTTAGATAATGAGAAGAAAGATAGTTCTCAATTAAATATCAAAGAAGAGCTTTCCGGAAGTTCAAAAACCAATGAAAAGGAGGAAATCATCAAAGAAAAAAAGGAGAGTTCCTTCATCTTGCAAATTTCATTATGTATTGCCACCATTGCTGTATTGCTTTTTATTATACTGAAGATTATCAGTATAGTTAAGTCTGTAGGCTGGTCAGGACTTTGGAAAATGATTATAAGACGATAAACATTCATATCCATTTTGTTTAATAGCCCCTCGTCATAGTGCACAGAGCTTTGATTGAGGGGCTTATTTTGTGTCAAAAACTTAATAACATATAATAGCTGTTTTCGTTTTGATAATAATTAATTTTAGACACTATATTATTACAATTATTTATATTATATTTTACATAATACACTTATAACGCTTTCCAAATATTATCGTAACTAACTGATTTTCAAGAATAGAAACTTTTTAAACTACTCCCTTCTCGACGAAAATCAACCGCCACGCTACGGGCGGCTATCTCGCACGCCTGTTTTTAGACGGTTGATATATGCATAGGTTGTTTAAAGTATCTATAACGCAGTATTTAGATTATTAACCTCTAAGAAATTGAGAGAAAATAAAATTGAATCTACATAGGGAAAAAGAATATTTAACCCGATAATTTCATTATTAAAATGGAACAATCGAATAAAAACATATTAATACAATAAATAATAACGAATTAATTAATTTTTCCGTGCAAATATTTTGGTAATTCAAATTTATACCGTACATTTGTATATCAGTTAATGAGAACCCGGTCGGGCGGATCCCCGATAACTCAAAACTTACCATTATGGCTAATCGAATTTACGAAAGCGACACAATTAAGGCTACCAGCTATGACAGTAATGGCAATATAATTGCTATGGTGTATGATTCTAATTTTCATTGTATCAATCAAGTAATAACCACATTAAAACGAAAAGGAGCCGGTTGGTTGAAGCGTGTACATGAAGTACGCATAGAAAATTGTGATAGAGGTACAAGCGGATGGTATACCGGCTTTGGCAAATTGAAGTAATTATGTTTATCTTATTAATAATTATTCTCACGGTGGTAATTATTGCCACCGGTGTGGATCCTGATAAACTAAAAGATTTCATCAATAACCATCAGGATAGCGAATTTTAATAAAGTCTTAATCATTCTAAAACTTATCATTATGAAAACTGCATTGATATTATCAAGTGCGATAAATCCGGAACAAAATTATTCTTGGTCTTTAGATTATCAGTTAGATTTGACATTAACGGGCGAGCAAATACTATTATGTAGTCATGCCGGTGATTGTGAAGAAGATTGCCGCCGAGTAATGGAACTTCCTGAAGTAGCCAGTCAATTAGAACACATTAGCCCGGAAAGCTTAGCCAGTTGCTTATCTGATTATTGCGATTGGGATTGCTCGGATCATTACACAAACTTAGTACGATTTGTTTGGATAATAGCCGGTGATATCCTGGAAGATGAATACTATAAAGCAAAGACGGCATAGTATAAATTTCTATCATTTATTTCAGATTATAATATAACGAACCCGGCCGGGCGGATCCCCGGCAACTCAAACAAAATACATCATGAATTATTTTAATCACATCACCAGCCTTTCAGATTTAAAGAAACAATATAGAGCGTTAACTCTTGCTAATCATCCTGACAGAGGCGGAAACACCGAAAGCATGCAGCGTATTAATGCTGAGTTTGAAAAGTTGTATAACGTTTGGAAGTCCAAACCGGCGGCAACTGAAACAATGTACACCGGTTATGAAAACGACTACAACGAAGCCACCGCCCAGGAATATACTGAACACGTTTACAATGAGTACCGCTGGAAAGGTAGCCGCTATAATGGACAAGACAATAAGGAAATAACCGCTAATATTCGTAAATGGTTAAAAGAAACATATCCAGATTATAAGTTTTCTGTACGGTTGCATCATTATAGTTCTATCTATGTATCCATATTAATTGCTGATTTTGAGATGTTCAAACCAGATGCAACAAGTGACTGCATCAATGTTTATCACATAGACAAAAATAAAAATCTGACTGATAGGGCCAAAGAAGTATTCAACAATATTGCTGATTATGTTAATTCATATAGATATGATAATAGTGATGCTATGACAGATTATTTTGATACAAACTTTTATTTCAGCCTGGAAGCCGGAAACGGTGATCATCCTTATCGCATAGAGGTACCAAAATCCAGACGTACAGGCGGGAAAGTTTCTCCAGAATTTAAACGTCCGGAAGGCCCAGCACATAAAGCAATAAGAAAAGCATTAGGTACCGCATATTTTGCACCAATAGAACGAAAGAACGGCATGCGTGTACTTCTTGGGGTTGATAAATATTACAGCGAAAAAACATTCTATACGCTTGATTACTCCAGTTACGCACAAGCTAACAAGCGCGCAAATAAATTGACCGAAGCCGGAATCATTACCCGTATTATCGGAAACAAATATTATAGTATAGAATTTGTTGGTTACACTCCCGAAATCGAAAAGGCATTAGTAGAAGAGGACCGCGCCGCTGATGCAGCGCAAAAGGAATGGGAACGCAAGCAGCAACCCGCCAGCGAAACCCCTGAAGAAGCTCCCGCCTATGGAGATTCTGAAAAATCACAGGATCCGGAAACCCCGGCGGTTCCTTCTTCCTTTTCTTTGGTGGATTATTCAGAAAAGGCCGTAGCCCTGTTTGGAAATACCCGAGCTATTAAAGACAGATTAAAGGAGTTAGGCGGCCGGTTCAATCCCGGGTTGAATGATGGAGGAAGCAAACGCGCCGGCTGGATATTCTCCAAGCGAAAAGAAAGCGAGTTAATTAATCTATTGAATAGCGTAGCGGTGTAATACCGCTGCCTATGGGAGTTCTCAAAAATCACGGAAATTTGATAAAGAATAGAATTATGAAAAAGCAAGATATTTATAATAAAGTGAAAGAAGTTGAATCTCACATAAAAGCTACTGCTTATCAGATTCAAATAACATCAGGTAAATATGATTTATTAAAAGATAGTCAAATCGTATTTAGGGGTAACATATTCAAATTAGACGAGTATTGCATAGATAACCGTATCTATGATTGCAGATATGAAGATGTTAAGAAAATATACAAAAGAACCAAACAAGAAAACGGCCTTTGGACTGATTGGGTACAAGTCTATTCTTTTCCTGATATTTTCGCACACGAGCCATCAGGTTTGAAATTTTATCCAAATACCCGCAATTATACAATAGATTTGTCAAATGGTAAAGAAATCTATTATATAGAGTATTAACAAACATCCATTCGGGGCTACATAGTCCCTATGCCAACTCTCAAAAATCACAGCTTTTACGAACCCGGCCGTGCGGATCCCCAGCAATTAAAACTACATCCTTATGAAACCTATATTTACCCCTTCAAACCAAACTCACGCAACCGAAATTATAAAAGACCGCGTATTCTGTATCACCGGAACCCTTAGCCACGAACGCAAATACTTTGCCGAATACATTACCGCCTTGGGCGGCGAAGTAATCAACCGTATCAATGATTCTGTAGATTGCCTGATAGCCGGCGAAGATGCCGTACAAGGCGCCGGAACCGCAAAGGTATGTAAGGCAGAAGAGCTCAATATACCTATTATTAGCGAGGAATATTTTTTGCAGATCACCGAAACACGCATAACACTTATTCAGGATGCAACCCCTACCCCACTACGCCAGGAAAAGAAAAAGCCGGAAGCTCCGGCAGAAATCCCCGCGCATATTTCTACGGCGGGTAATCCGCTGAATGGAAAAACATTCTGTATCACTGGTACACTGAGCAAGGGGCGCAAACAATTTGAGTTCTTTATAAAGAAGAACGGCGGCAAGTTTATACGCGATGTTAGCAGCACCGTACAATTTTTAATTGCCGGGTCGGACGTTATCGGAACAGCAAAGCTGCAACGCGCTCGGGATATGGGTACACAGGTTATAACCGAAACAGACTTTTTGCAAATGGCAGGCGTTCATAGCGTTATGGCTTAACTCTTCCCTATGGAGATTCTCAAATATCACAGTTTTTTAAAACCCCATCCTATTATGTTTAACAAAGACTTCTACCCTACCCCATCTGATGTAATTTCCGAAATGCTTTTAGGCATCGACATTACAGGAAAAACCATACTCGAACCATCTGCCGGCAAAGGCAATATAGTAGACTATCTAAACGCCAATGGAGCAAAACAAGTTATTGCCTGCGAGATTAACGAAGACCTCTCGCGCATCCTGTCCGGCAAATGCCGGCTCATTGCAAACGACTTCCTTACATTGACATCCGTAGAAGTATCGCATATCGATATGATTGTAATGAACCCGCCATTCTCGGCCGACGAAACGCATATACTACACGCCTGGGCGATTGCTCCGGCAGGTTGTCAAATCATATCCTTATGCAATTCATCTATTATACTGAATGCATCTACCAAAAAACAGCAAGAAATAGGCGCACTCATTGGCCAATATGGACGGGCTTTAGATTTTGGTCCGTGCTTTGAAGATGCAGAACGCAGAACCTCTGTAGAAGTTTCCTGTATCTACCTGAACAAACCCACGGCCAACGATGAAGAATTTGCCGACTACTTTTCTTACGATGAAGAAATCGCCTACGAACAGGAGAGCATTGTTCGCTACAATTACGTTCGCGATATTGTAAGCCGTTACGTGGGTGCCGTAAAGATGTGGGATAAGGTTGTACCACTCTCCAATGAACTAAACGCGTTAATCGATCCCATTTCCAAATATGGGATTAAGTTTGGTGCATTTCGCACAGGTGACCGCATGTATCAAACCGAGATTTCCCGGGATGAATTCAAAAAGGAACTTCAAAAAAGTGCCTGGATGAAAGTTTTTTCAGATATGAAAATGGATAAGTACATTACTCGCGGCGTTAAAGAGAAGATAAATGAATTTGTAGAGAAACAAACACATGTACCATTTACCGTAAAGAACATACATATAATGATTAAAACCATAGTAGGCACACATTCCGAACGCATGGGAAAAGTTTTGTTAGAAGCCTTTGATTTGATTTGCGGATTTGCATGGAAAGATAATTGTACCGGTGGGGAATATTGGAAAACAAATTCTGATTATATGGTAAACCGCCGGTTTATTATTCCCTGGATTTGCGAAAGCGATTTTTATGGCACAAAAAGAGAAACGGTAAGGATATCAACCGATTCACGGAACGCAAAAGATGTAGAAGATATTATTAAAGCACTCTGTAATCTTACAGGTAAAGACTATAATTCACTGCAAAACCTGAATTCATTTACTTACAATACGTTAGGCGAAAAGGAAGATAATGGCCAATTCAAATTTAAAGGCATTCCGATGGAGTGGGGAAAATGGTATGACTGGGAATTTTTCCGTATTCGCGGATACAAGAAAGGTACCATGCACTTTGAGTTTCGGGACGAAGATCTTTGGGCATTGTTTAATCAGCAGGTAGCCCGCATCAAAGGATGGCGAATACCGGAGAATGTCAATAAAAAGAGGAAATAACCTCCTATGGAGATTCTCAAATATCACAGATTTTGAAAAAATAGCATTATCTTTAACCCGTTTTAAAATCAGAAAAACAATGAAAGCCATTGCTCCAGATTATATTTTCGCCAATCATCCCGATGTCGCCAACGGTGCCCAGCTCATCGTTCAAACCCGTGGACCGCAAATAGTCGGCGTTGTATTCATTTTCGGACCGAACGCAAGCCGCGAGCAGGATCGCCGTGAATTCCTATCCAAATACAGCCAGTCCGACAGATACTTTGCCAAGGCAAACGGGTATCGTGTGTATGTAGTGCCTATGTGCGGACTCAAAAATATTTATGAGCAACGCATAGATAATTGGGAGGAACTACTACGCACCACGCTTCAGGAAATGGCAGAGTTCCGGGTAAGCACCATGTCCGAAGGAGATCGCAATCGATATGCCGATAAGGACTAACCCCCTACCCTGCCCTATGGGGATTCTGAAAAATCACAGCCTATGGCGAATTTCAAAGATCACTGTTTTGCAATAACTAATATATTTATATTGAATGATTCCAATTGAAACACATAAACATTGGTGGTTAGGCGAGAATCGCCAACACTATACAGGCCGTGAAGTTCTGATAAAATTATCTTATCCACGCGTAGCGATATTCTACGATGTAGGTGACAGTTATTTTGTATCTTACGATCAATGGATATCTACCATCGCCGAAATACAATGGATAGACGGAGAAAAACCAAGTTCCAAGGAACAAGAGAAAATTCTCACTGAAGGATGGAATTTCCTTGCCATTGAAGAGCGAATACTTGAAGAAGATATGGAGAAAATTGAAGAAGATGACGACGAATGGTGATTTGTAAGTTTTTCTCTATAAAACTTCTATAAAATCACAGATTTTCCACTCCCCCACCCTACTTTTACCCCCGCCAGAACGCCCAGAAACGGGGTGAAAAAATGGCACGGTGCGACATCGAAAAACCTCACCGTGAGGCTTTCAAATCTCGCACCGTGCCATTTTCCTAAACCTCACGGTGGCATTTTTCTGTACCGCACCGTGCCGTTTTTTTTACTATTTTGGTAGTCTTCCGAAAAGTGTTATCTTTGCTATGTTTCTGCATAGTCCTTTTACACTTGACATGCTTCAATTAGGAAACAGAAAACTCCTGCCGGATAGCGTTCCGATAGGAGTTTTTTTATACTACTGTATTTTAATACTTATGTACGTTTATACATTTGGACTAAACAACTTTCAAACGTTTGCACATTACTACTTCAATACAAATACACATTTAACCTTATACACTTTAGTTTATTTGCACTAATACACTTTCATACTTTTACACATAGTCACATATAAACATAAGTATAATTGAACTAAGGTGTATATACACTTTAATACATTCAAACTAAAATACAAACATACTTATGTTTAAAAACACATTCGTTTAATTATACTTTTAAACTAAAATTCTTTTGTAGTTTCACACTATTGTATATCTTTGCCTCCGTAAAAGGACTAAAATCATTAAAGTATGTTGAAAGAAATCATTGCCGTAACCAACGATAAAGGTGGTGTAGGCAAAACCACCACAGCCCAAAACCTTGCCATGGGCTTAACAATCAAAGGATTTAAAGTATTGATTATTGATGCTGACTCGCAGCGTTACGCTTCGTTTTGCAACGGGTGGCATCAACTGGAAAACAAAGGTCGCACGCTATTCGATGCGTTGAAAGACGTAAAAGGACTACCAGTTTACAAATCCGAGACAGGCATTTATTACACACCAAGTTCGGAACAAATAAACGGAATTGAACCTTATCTTAGTCAACAAATGTCGCCCAATCAGGTACTTTGTTTTGTATTCGATGAACCAATAGATAAGCATTATGATGAACCGCTGAACACCGTTCATGACTTCGATTACATCATTATAGACTGCCCTCCAAGCATGGGGTCTATTACACTCAACGCAATGAGTGTAGCATCCGGCCTGCTCATACCTATTCAACTCGAATCATTTGCCGTTCGCGGATTAGCTAATGTAACCGCTAAGTTCCTTGAGGTAAAAAAGACCATTAACAAAGAGTTAACCATTCGTGGTTTTCTTCTCGTAATGGTAGACGAACGATTGAGTACTGCTAAAGTATACTCTAAAGATCTAAATGAGAGTTTTGATATATTTAATACGCGTATACGTAGGAATAATAAAATTGTTGAGTCGCAAGAATACGATGGAAATATACTCTCATACGCGCCTACATCCAACGGAGCCAAAGACTACATGGCTTTTGTCGAAGAGTTTTTAGCAACATCACCAGAACCATTAAATTCATAATACCATGGCAAAGAAATTTGGAGAAAGAGCATTGAACTCCACAACTTATATGGATGAAACCATAACAAAGGCATTGGAAGAAACTGCGCCTGTATCACACGTAGTGCAACCCGTACCCGCAGCACCTGTCGAAGAGGAAACCCCAACCGCCACAAAAGCGGAACTTTCGCCAGCTGTAGAAACCAACACAGCAAAGGAACCGGAAGAAAGCAGAGTAGGGGAGGAGAAGCCTAAAAAAACAACCCGGAAGAGTTCCGGTAAAGTGGCGGAACCCGAAGTGGAGAAAACAATCGGATTGAATCTTGCCATGCCGAAGTCGATGTACAAACGGCTTTCGAACATGAAACTGGATATGGACGGGGAGAGTTTGAAGTCACTTGGGCTAACTGCTATTGAGCAGTTTCTGAAAAAGAAGGGTTATTAATCCGCCAAATTGTTGGAACACTCTACGAGAGAAAAACTCAATGCGCCACAAAAGCGGAACATTTCCGCCAACAAACAGGAACATTTTTAAGGCGTATATAGGAGAAACGCCAAAGAAGCGGAACATTTTTAGCCATTTTGAATGAAAAGCGCCATAAAATCGGAACTCTTTTTACTCGAATCGATATTAAATATATAATGTTCTTAGTTAGGGTTCCTGTTTGGGTGCGTTTTATCTCTTATACATGTATGTATTGATTAGTGAGAAGAAAAGAAAGAGGTCGATCTTTATTCTTAATTATAAGGCTTATAAGAAATATATAATATATAAGGAGTATGTAAATGTTTTATTTACAGTCATTTACAGCGTATTTCCGCCACCTAACAGGAAGATTTCCGCCAGTAAACAGGAACTCTTTCGCCAGTAAACAGGAAGATTCCCGCCAGATAATAGGAACACTTTCGCCAATAAACAGGAAGATCTATAAGGATCGATACTTCAAAGCGCCACAAAAGCGGAACATATTCAAAATGAAGTGCCATTAAAACGGAACAATTCTTCTTCCTATAATCATTAATCTTAGAAAAGTTCCTATTAGGTGGCGAAAGTGGGGGGTAAATATTAAAGTATACAAAGTGAGTTGTTTTTAAGAAAAAGAAACTATTATTTTGCAATAAAACAAGTCTATGGTAAGGACTAAGAAAATACTAAAGAAAGCCATATCTAAGGATATCATCCCGATAAACGAACAAACGTGGTTGTCGCAGCCAGTAGCTGTAGCATACGCCAGATACGATTTCAATACCTCGCAGGGGCGTACTTTCTCGCTTATCATAGAGAAACTGCAAGATTCGCTCATGCAGGTGGTAAACAATGTATGTTCGCCGGAGCAGCTGCCGCTTTTTACCAATCAGGATTTTGGAGAAGAAGAGGTCTCGAAGAATGAAATTATGCTCAAAATTCCATTAAAAGAATTTGGAGCGGATCCACGGCGATATAAGGAACTCAAAGAATCGTTGAGTATGCTGCATACTGTTGGCATTGAAGTACCGGTTAAAGACAAGAACGGGCGGGATTACAAACGCTATACCGGACTTTGTGAGGTGTATATACCTGAAGAAAGATATGCCAATTCTGTAAATATCAAGATAAAAAAAGATATTGCTTTACGGTTGCTGGATGTTAAATCAATGGGGATACACCGATACTTGAAAGACGTTGTATTCTCCACCCGAAACAAATATGTACAGCGACTCTATATTTTTATATCGGCATGGAAATCGCAAGGAGCCACGCCGCCTATTAAAATTACCGAATTGCGCAAAATGCTTCGTTTGGAAGATGCTTATACCCGTTGGCGCGCTTTTTACTCTAATGTGATAGAAGATGCCCGGGTAGAGCTTTGCACTAAAGCCGAAACCGGCGAAACCGATTGCTATTTTGAGGTTGAGCGTGTATACAAGAACGGTAAAAAGCGGGGAGAACCCGAAGCCTTGAAGTTTATCATCATCCAATCGAAAGCCGGCAAAGAGGCGGCCAATATTCAGGGCTTTGTTTCCCGGAAGATTAAGATGCAGGAGTTTCTGAAAAGTAACTTTGCGCAAACTGCGTCGAATATTAATGCCATCATAAAGCGGTTGGACGAGAATGTTATTGATGATTTTGATACTTTCCTTACCGAATTGAACACAAAAGTTTCTCAGCAAGGCGATAAAGTAAAAGACCTTCGCGCATGGGCATATACTTGCTGCATACGGAAGTTGGACGATTTGGATGCCGAACAACAGGCCAAAGTGGAAGAACAAATTAAAATTGTGCAATCCGCCGATGTATCTGAAAAGGCAAAACCCAAAAGTGCCATAAAAGCGGAACATATAGAAGTGTATTCGACCGAAGAAAATGAAAAGTGGGAACGATTCTTAGGAACTATTAAAGAAAAGATTGAAGAGTCTATCTATAAGGTTTGGTTTGAACCTTTAATTCATCGGGGATATAAAGATAACACGGTGACGATTGGTGTTCCCAGTCAGTTCTTTTATGAATACCTTGAAATGTACCACTTAGACACTATAAAGACAGTTCTTTATGATGTATATGGGGTAGGGGTGAAGCTGATGTATAATATTACCAAATAATCAAAGTAAAGGTTCCGCCAAAAAAGCGGAACTTTTTTTATCCAAATGCTTCATCCAACAATCCGTTTGACACACTTTCCATCAACCGGACAAATATCGCCGGTTCTCCCATGATGCTTGTCTGCATTGTAAAACCCTTGTTTCCCAATTCATTTATATACCAAACCAGCGGATCTCCCACGTTTCGCGGGTATGCCTGGAAATACTTTCGGAGTTTGGTGTCTGTAAACACTTCACCGGCCAAAGTCTCATCATTTTCCGGAACATAACTATTGCAAAACGCTTCTACTTTCTGCGGGATGACAAAATCTAAAATGTCTACTCCCTTACTTTCTTCTTTTTTATCGGGCATAACAAAATCTATTATACGTACAAAAATAAGCTATAATACATAATAAATGTTATAGAATAGATTAAATATGTTATTTAGCATATTATTATAGTTACTTTAATATATCATTATACGTATTTTTGCAGTATTAATTTTAATGTGACAAGTAGAGTAGTGGGATAGGGGAGTAGCCTGGCGTGGTGATCCCCTATTTAGTTAAAAACAAAAAGAATGAATTATTATAAAGTATCAATCAATGTCCCCATAGGGAAAAAGTTAAGCGATTTATTCGCTGAAGGTCGGCGGTGTGATGACGAAGCCAATAAATTGGCGCAAAGTCTTCAAGCGGTGTCTTATCTCATATCCCCCGAAGCCGATTTTGGTGGAATTGATGTTGTAGAGTTTGATGGCGACTACCAGCCAAGCGCCAAACTTTGGGAACTTATTCATAACGAAGAGGGACTGCGCTCGTATGCTCCTAAAGTCGAACTCAAGCCGGAGTACCTGCCTGTGAAACAGGCCGAAACCTTGCGAGGATCTTATGGGAAAATAGTTTCCAGGCAAGAAGTTGTTTTGCCGGGTAAGGGTAAATGTCTGGCAGTGATGTCCATCTCCGGATCCCGAAAAGCGGTACAACTGTATAAACGTATACAGGCCTTGCCGATTGTTCCACTGGGCACCGTTTCGCATGTGTTGGGCATAAAGGATAGCGATACGCGCCCGGGCATGTTGGAGCATGGCGGGTATGTATATGTACAGACGAAACACGAAGTTTTGAAAGATGGGATAGAACCCATAGATAAAAGTGAATTTCGGAAAGCGGTTACTAAAATGAAAAAACAGAAATAATATGAAAACAACCGCGAAAGAAATTACGCATCAACATGTAGCCAAAATAGCAGAACTAAAACGAAACAAGGCTGCCACACTAAAAAACCGAAAGTCGGTAATGAAACTCTCTTCCGACTGGGCTGCCCGCGCTACTGCCGCCGTTGATTTTCTTGAAACAGAGGAAGAAATACAATTGTACTATAGCGCATTGGTTTCCTCAGACCGGAAAATGAGAAACTATAAATAACCGGTGTATGGAGATATTTAATCAATATATCAGTATTTACCGCAACGCCATGGACACAGAGGGGAGTGTAACCCTGCTTACCAGCTTCCTGAATAGCCAAAAGCATAAGGATAGGGTAGGGTATATCCGTTCTTTGCCTACCAAAAAGGAACGCGATGCCGAAAAGGTAAAGCTCCCTTTGGCTACCATAAGCGGGGTATTTCAACCTACACGAAGTGCGATTAATCTGGCCCAGCATTCGGGATTCATCTGTATTGATATTGACAGTAAAGACAACAAACATTTTTCGGATATAGAACAGGTTCGCCCTATTCTCGAAAGCCGTCCGGAGATTGCTTACCTGGCACATTCGGTTAGTGGTACCGGCTATTTCGCCCTAATACGGTTAGCACATCCGGAATATCATAAACAGCATTTTCGCCAGCTATTGGCAGATTACTCAGCTATTGGCATCAACCTTGACAAAGCCTGCGGAGACGTTTGCCGGTTGCGCTGCGTCTCATTCGAGGAAACACCTTATATAAATGTAGATGCAACCCTGTATGAAGGTTTGCACGTGGAAAAGATGCCGGATAGCTATAAACCGACTTACCAGAATGACAGTTGGGATTTGAAAAAAGTAATCCGTTGTTGTGAGATGATCCGCGCGCATCGAATAGATATTACAGGCAGTTATGCTGATTGGTTTACGGTGGGTAGTGCATTATCCAGTCTGGGCGAAGATGGGCGGTACTGGTTTCACCTTTGTAGCAGTATGAATCCGGCTTACTCGGTCGAAGAGACGGATGAAAAATTTACTGAGTGTTTAAAGAATACCTCGATGGTGAATATTGGTACTTTCTTTTATCTCTGCCAGCAGTATGGGATTACTTATGCAAGGGGGTAATAAAGTTAATAAGATATGAAATAATTAATGAACAACTCAATAATCATGGATACATTAACTAAAAAAGGTCATGCTTTACAAAGCGAATGTATGACAAGTATAAATAAGTTATTTCATATTGCTTCTATGTCCGAACATAGCGAATTGGCAGATATGTTAGATGATATGGAGTATATTGATTTTCAGAAGTTGATTCCTTCTTTATCTGAAAAGACATATCAATCGTATGAAGGCGATTTTGGGTGTTTGCTACATGACCACGATAAGTTTGGATTTATAGCTGAGTGCTATTTCAATATTCCACAAAAGTTTTCTTTCGCTGAAGATGGCCGTTTCCGATCATGTTCAAATAGTTGCTCTTCTTATATTTTCTATACTTACGCAGAAAATATGGAAGAGTTACTGGATAGAATCAGGGAGAAAGATAAAGAAATGTTCAAAATAGAGACAGATAAGGCACGTAAGGAGCAGGGTATTAACTTTTAATTGCATAATATGATATCAAAAGAAACAGCAAGAGACGTCTACAACACTTACCAGCAGTTGGAAGAAATAGAAAAACTGAAATCGGAGATGGTAGATGAAGTTAATAAAGTACGTGAGCGAGAAAAAAATAGAGAAAAAGAGCATCCGATACCAGAGAAAGAGAACACATTTGGGAAATACGGTAAAGGAATGCAGCTCGGTGTTCCCGATGGAATTTCTTCTTCTGTGCGTATCTTCTCAATTTCCCCTGAACTGGCTATATCCGTTATGGATGAGCATAAAGTCGCATTGGAAAAGAAAATGCGTGAGTTGGAGGTCGTATGTAAATTGGAGTTGAATAATAAGGTTTAATTATAATATAACTATTATGAGCATTTTCAGAATAGACAATTATCTCGAAAGATGGGCACAGATATTTAAGCCCCTAAGCCATGATCCTGCGCAAGGCAGTAAAAATAAATCGTTCTACCGTATGGATAGTATCCATCGGTTGGAAGAGTTTGCAGTAAACTTAACTAGGGCTAAATCACCCAGTTTATGCGTGGTTACTCAAATGGATGGAAGCGCATCAAATGATACCGGGGGAAAGATGGTTTATACACATCGTATTTTCTTTGCTGTTCGCCAAGAGGCGGCTGATTTAAGTCAAGGAATCATCAACGAAGTGGCGGCGGCAGATGCGAAAGCAGAAGGCCAGGAACTAGCACAGTCATTATTGGCTTACATGAAAAACGATAAGGTTAAGAATGGAAACAAGGACCTAAAAGCTTTGAATATGGGTTCTGTCGCCATTATAACTGTACCGCAAAAGTTTAACGGGTGGTGGTTTACCGAATTGATAATAGAACACCTTATAGCTAAAGATTTTTGTGTAAATCCCGAAGACTATCACCAACTATAAACATGGCAATATGGACATATTCAACAGAAAAAAGAAGAAAAGGCAAAAAGGGTTAGAATCTTTAGCGAGCAAATATGCAAGTTTAGACCAGATGGCAAAAAGCGGGATGATAAGTATTAATATCAGTTCTTCCCGTGTTTTTTTCAGTGCAACATTGGCATCTCTCTACATGGCAAAAGAAAAAAAATGGACTGGTTTTCTGAATATAGTACGCCCTTGGTTTGAGTATAAAGTGAGAGAGGAATTACGGAACAGATACTTCAAGGATGTAGAAGCTAAAGCCGTACGTAATGCCCGAAAGAAATATGCTGTTCTTACCAAAGAAGAAATTCGCGAGATACGAGACAACGCTCGTTCTTCGGTAAACGTTGATGATATTTCCGCCCCTGAAATTGGATCCTTTGAGTTTTTTATAGCTTCCGGAACCGTAATAACCCCAAAGAGTGAAGTGATAGTGGTGGGTACTTACGCCAAAGGCGAATTTGCTATGATGCCCTACGAAGATATTGTACGTTCTGTAAAACCATAAAATTGACCAACCATGAATATAGATAAAGAACATGCCAAACAGATGGAACTTGTGACTAAGTACGAGAACCTGGTACTGGTGTGTACGTATAGCATACTGTTTACCAACGATATCGTTTGTGGATTACTCATAGATGCAACCTCGCTGTTGGAGAAATCCCCTTTATGCCGGCACAAAACCAAACAGGTGTTAAACAAGTGCAAAGCCGAACGACACCGGTATGAGGACCTACTAAATAAAGAGATTCTAAGGGAGAGGTCCGATTACTTTGCCGAAGGTAATGATATTTTCTCCGAGCATGTAACTCCGCATATTGATAAATTGTACTACGCCATGAAACAAGTGTTGGATAATTATAGTATTCCTCACTCTTCCGTCATCGCTCGTTTGGAATTATGACTGTAGAAATAAGAATAAGATAGAATCTACATTTAAGGCTGTAATTGCCTTTATCAATTGGGTTAATAAACAAAATAAATTATGAATAAGCCTACAATCGTTGAAAAATATACCGACAATGGAGAGCACTCCCATTGGCAATTGGTAAACTCTGATACTGGCACAGTGCTCTGGGAAGAACAATCCCCTGAAGATGAGATAATAATAATCGAAGGTGTGAGATTCAGACGCGGAAATATCTACGATATATATGAGATTGAACGAGATAAGAAAATGTTTCTTAATCGCGAAGCTGGGTTTTTCGTTCAAACCTATTCGAGTGAAGAAAAAAACGGAAATTCATGGCGGTTTGGTGAGAAAATTCCTTATGAAAGTTATCCGTCTGAAATTCGCTATAAAAAGGACAAATGGGAAGAGCGAATGAAAGCGGCTATAAGGGTTTGGAAGCAGCAATAAGTAGCCGGTATGGAAAGGAGCTAAAGATATAAATGAGTTGGAGAGATTATTATGATAGTTATGCAGATTGGTTTGCTTCTAAAATAGGGCCGCTTAATTATCCAGTATGCAAATTCTGTGGCGAAAAATTTCTACCAAATAGTCCAAACCAAAAATACTGTTCTTATGATCCTGATTCACCTGAATGTTATCGAGAACGAGAATTATCTAATATGACTGTTAATTCTTGGATTAGAGCGCATGGAGATACTGTTAAATCATTTATTGATCGGGAAGGTATTGAAGTTTATAGAGAGTTAGTAAATGAGTATGATAATAAGAAACTAAGTAATAACCCATAAATTAGATAACAGATTATGGAAACTACAGAATTTAAGGATACCCCTTTCAAGGAAAGCAATGAACTCATTGATAAGTTCATTATGGAGAATAATTTAGACCCTATGCACTTACAGTTTTATATGGAAGAAAAGTATGGAATAGCTTTCTCTGATGATGGTTTTAATCTATCTACTACGTGTGATTGCAATGCCAAAGAATAACTCAAAATGAAGAATTACATTATGATAAAAACCATAACTAACATCGAAGAATATCAATACAGACCTATTCTTGAAACAAACGAGAGTAGCTACAATACGCCTATAATCTTATTTGGGAAAGAATATCTTATTCAGGACGACTATTGGATGAAACATATTCACCTAAAGATTACAGATAAATGTAATGCTCATTGTCCGTTTTGCATAGAAAAAGATTCTGATGTAAAAGAAAACCCTGAAAAGTTCTTAAGAAACTTAAAAGTGTTGTTGAAGCAGATGAGCGAGCAAGGGCATCTGACGACCATTTCTGTGACTGGCGGAGAACCTTTTCTATGTAATCATTTGACCGATGCGTTAAACATTATACGCGAATATTCATGTTTTCTCACGATAAACACGAATGCGACCTGTATTAAAAGTCTGGGAGTTTCGCCGGATTGGATAAATATTTCCAGACATAAAATTGGTGATGATAAAGATTGTGGTCTTAGTCATATAACAAAAGGAGATTTGGAAGATCTTCGTGAGAAATTTCCTCACTCAAAAATACGCATTCAGTCAGTTATTAATGAGTATGGCATGAAGTCAGTTGATGAAATTCTTGAATTCGTAAACCATTATAAAGATCTTGTAGACGATTTCAGTATCCGACAATTAATATCTGTTTTGGAAGATAAAAGTGTTTATACGATTGATTCTTTAAAATGGTACCTATATCAAAATGCCATGTTGATTGAACAGGTGTTGAAGGACTATTATGTATATGAAACATGGAACTATAATGGAGCGAACATAACTCTTTCGCATAGTAATATGGTATTACTCCATAATATAGAGAAGGTTGAAAAAGATAATGTGCTTCGTGAGATTATTGTTCATCCAGATGGATTAATTTCCGGTTCGTGGTATAGAAATAAAAAAATCATTTTTTAAGTAAGTGTTATGGCAATATCAATAGACCGTAAACTCGAACTCATGGCTCTCGACACCCTTGAGAACCTATACCGAAACTTCAAAGTACAAGGTATATTCCCTTATGAAGTTTATCCGGGTTATGCTCAAAAAAACCTGAGAGCAAAGCCTGGTTCATGGAAAAGTACTGGGGCTGCTATGGACTCTTTCTATTTTCAGGTGAAAGATGCTATGATAGACAATGCCCGGATTGATTTTTTCTACAACTATTACCTGAATTTTGTAGACCTTGGAGTAGGGGCGGGGCGTTCCGCATCCGATGTGACTCGTAGCAGTCCGGCTACTTTTAAAAGCAGATATACCACCAACTGGAACCCTAAAGCAGGGAAAACACACCGCCCGGCTATATCCAGTGAGTTCCGCCACTTACGTCGGCGCATGGTGAGATATTTTATGAATGAATATACCTACCAGGCAAACGTGATGATAATCAATGCTTTTGGAGTAGATGCTGATAACCATCAAACGACCACATGAAAAACCGCACCGTGAGGTATGAAAAAACGGCACGGTGCCATTCGCCAAAACCTCACGGTGCGGTAAAAGGAAACGGCACAGTGCGAGTTTTTGATACCGCACCGTGCCGTTTTTTTAGTCTATTTCATCTTCAGCCAAATAGAATGCTTTGGCATAAACTATAGGTGTTTTTGCTTCATTTAATATAACAGCGTCTACTTGGCATCTATATATTGCTCCTTTGCGTTTCAATTTACATAGTTTCTCATTTTTTGATTGTCCGGATTCAACATATCCTATTAGGGTATAATCCGAATAAACTTCCATGGCCCACTCATCGTAAAAGTTATCTGAATCTCGTTCGAGGGTTAGCTTATCACCAGGTTTTAAGGTTTCTACCAATTCCTTTGTTTTTTCATCTTCAAGATAATGAATACCGGTGATTTTGAATCTGAGGTAACGTTCATTGCTCATAATCTCACCCTTTATACTCATTCAACAAATAATCCACCAACCTCTTTCGTTCCGCGTCGCTCAGCACATTCCATGCTTTCGACCAGTTCACACCGTTTCCATATAAATCCATTCCGCGGGTTTCTATCCTGTTGTATGCTTCAGGAACTATCTTCTCCAGCAGTTGCAGCGAGTTGTTCCCTGCCATTAGGTAGAATTGATAAATGATATAATATTCAAATGGTAGAGTTTCTTCTTTGCTTTTTCCCTTAATCTGCGCCATATAACGCTTTGCCGAGTCCGGATATTGGTCTGGTTCCATATCCATCTCATAATATTCAAAGAGTTCTCTTATTATCTGAGGTTCACAACTAAAGAACCATCCTCCGAAGTTCTTCCGATTGTTATGCACAAACTCACCAATGTAGTGTTTCACCAGATCGGCATCTTTGTGGGAAAATACCCGACTGAATAGGATGGAGATTTCTGTTTCGGACATCACTGCCAATGGCAGGGTTATATTGTTTATTACCTGATCGATGATATTAACCGACCTTTGTATTTTTGCATCCATAATCTACTATCTTTATTAATTATCGTTTCTTCTTTAAATTCTTTCTCAAATCGGCCAGCGCCGTACCAAACCATATTAGACTGATTAGTGCTACAACTGCACTGGAATTTGCCGACAACGCCATTGTGCAGAACGCAATACCGGCATGTGCCATGCGCAGCAGATTGGCATTGGTTACAATTTCCTGGTCATCTCCGGAAAAGAGTGTGTGTGTTCTTTGGACAGCCATACACGTAGTAGTGCAACCCTCGTGTACAAAGGTAGATGTTCCCATTGATTTTTTAATTCAACCTTTTGCTGTTTGATAGCATGGATTGAAGTTTCGTTTTTTGTTTTCATAACTTACGGTTGTTTAGCTTTTAGTGTGATAAAAAAACGGCCACACATTTCCCGTCGCTAAACAACCGTAAGTTACAACTCCGCAGAGTTATATATACAGTGGAAATGGTGGCCGCAATATCTTATAAAACGTGTGGACATAAAAAATGCCCGCAATAAAACATCGTGAGCAGTAATCCGATACTCAGCGGTTGTGTAACTTTAGTTACGATTGTTTAGCACTGCAAATATTGGGATAATATTTGGGATGCGCAAGAAATAAATCTTTTAAATTTGTTTTATAGTGGCTAAATTGTGATTACTACATTCAGTTACTTTGAGTGATATATAGTATAACTCCTATAATTAAACTGACTATGTAGAGTACGCCAAAGAATTGCACCCAGTTCTTTATAGTCCGAATATCAGAGCGAAATTCTTGTTCGGAGATGTTCTTATCTTTTCTCTCTTGTGGTGGTAGAAGACTTTCCCATTCTTTTTCATCAATAGAATCGACTGGTTTATTTGATTTTTCTTTCATAAGAAGTTTATTTTATGGTATCTATTATTCGGTTTCTTCTGTTATATCCATCTTACGTCCTTTCATCCGGCAAATGTATTCCGGTTCTTTACCGTCCTTGCCATGTTCATAGAAAAAGTCGAATATTCCTTTTTTCTCACTCGTGCCATAAACATCCATATAAAAAACATCAGTAGAACCTGATATTGTTAATTTGAAAGCCGTAATTGGCTCATGTTTCATGTGATAGTGCGTTTCTCCTTCGTATGGGTAGTTTTTAGAAATGGCGTAATTGTCTTGAAAAACTAATACTACGCCTTGACCTTCAACACTTTTTCCATCTATCTCGTATATAGACCATCCGCCTTTAATTAAATCAGGGTAATGTGGTAATTCTGTAGTTTCATCGCTCGAACACCCCATAAACACCACCATTGGCAATACCATTGCCATCATCCAAATAAGTTTCTTCATACGTAAAGTTTTAATGTGAGTTGATACATCGCAAAGATAGAAATAATCAAATGAATTTTACACGATTCCTACAAGAAATGCCGTGTCCCTGCTCCGGCTGATGGCCATTGTAGCTTTGTCATAATCAAACGAAATACCTAAACCAAAGGATTATGGCAAATAATAATGTCAGTAAAGCGCATATCGTTCTTACTATGAATGGTGCTCAGGCGCAAAAAGTACTTGAAGCTCTTAAACATCAGGCGGAAAATCTTACTACCCAAATGGAAGCAATGAAAGCTGCCGGACAGGGTGATACAACAGAGTATCGGGTGATGGAGAAGGAGTTGAAAGCCATAAATCGTGCTGTTAGGGAGAATGTGAAGGAATACATTAACCTGGATGATATAATTCAAAACCTTGCGGGAAATTCTCGGGGTATGTTAGTTTCAGCGTTGAAATCTGCTGCTAAGGAGATGAACAACCTTACAGGGAATGATTCTGACAAATTAGATAAGTTAAAATCTCAATATGAACAGATCGTTGCTCAAATTAAGAGACTCGAAGTAGGGTATGTGAATGTAGAAAAGGTTATGCAAAACCTTGATACAGCCAGCGAAAAAACACTGCGTAAGGCATTAACACAACTTAGAGATGTACAGTCGGGTACAGAGCGGGGAACACAAGAATGGATTCGTCAGGAACAGCAGATAAAATCGATTGAAAAAACACTGGATAATTTGTCCAGAATGGACCCTAACTTAGTTATGGGTAATTTGTCCAGTGCAAGTTCAAGTGACATCAAAGGGGCTATTGCCGAAATGGAGCGCATGCGCGATTCGGTAGTACTTGGTGGTCAGGAGTGGAATAATTACAACGACAAAATAAAGCAAGCCAAAGATTACCTTGCACAATTCTCCGAACAGCAACAAAAAATGTCGGTTGATACTGCCAAATCATTAGTATCGGACGATACTGCTACTATTGGGCAATTAAAAGAAGCAGCAGCCATTTTACGTGAGTTTCGCGATTCACTGCAAGCAACTGATGCTACAGGCTTGCAAGAAGTGGATAACCAGTTGCAGCATATTGCTGAACGTTTAAATAACGTTCAACGGGAAACATTGGATGTAGCCGCTATCCTTTCCGATCCTAAATCATTCTCTCCTGAACAAATACGGAAGGCTATTGCGGAGTTGAACAATCAACTTAACCAGATGACCATGCGCGATCCTCGCCGGGAGGGTATTCGCCAACAAATACAGGCATTAAATGGGGCACTTGATGAAACAGAACGACAGACTGTTGATGTACAGCAAGTACTCAACAATATAAAAACAGCATCACTAGATGATCTTAAACAGGCTGCCAAGCAGCTTGAGGAGGAAATAGGAAAGGCCAACAGGGGAACAGAAGACTATGTGAAAAAATCCGCAGAGTATTCCCGCATTAAGCGACAGTTAGACGAGGTAAATAAAAGCTGGAAGCAGCAAGATTCAACGATTGCAAGTGTGATGAAACGTCTGGCTGCATACGTTGGTATCTATGGGGTATTTAATGTCATTAAAAATAAAATCACCGGTGCAGTTAAAGACAACATAGCACTTAGTGATTCTCTGGCTGATATTCAGAAGACTACAGGCTTGACAACTAACCAGGTAACTGAACTTAGCAAAGCAATTGATGGCATTGATACTCGTACTCTTCAGCAAGAGCTTCACGATTTAGCTTTTCAGGCTGGTAAACTCGGTATTACGGGTACAGCAAACGTATTGCAGTTTGTTCGTGCCGGTAACCAATTAGTTGTTGCGTTGGGCGAAGATTTGGGTGGAGCTGAAGCCGTTAAAAATCTTATGAAGATCAGTGATGTGCTTGGGCTTACAGCCAAGATGGGTGTAGAACGGGCTTTGCTGGCTACGGGTAGTGCTATCAATGAAATAGGGCAGAGTAGTACGGCCAGTGAGGGATATATGGTTGATTTTGCCAAGCGATTAGGTGGTATAGCGGCTCAAAGCAAACTAACCATGGCCGAACTCATAGGATTGGGAGGGACCACTGATGCGCTGGGACAAAACGTGGAAGTCTCGGCTACCGCCCTGAACAAGTTTTTAGTCACATTGCAAACCAGTACTCGCGGTGTAGCCCAGGTATCAGGAGTTACCGAATCTGCATTGAAAGAACTGCTTGATGCCGGAAAAACGATGGATGCTGCGATGATGGTGTTCGAGGGGTTGTCGCGACGTGGTGGACTTTCCGAGTTGGCTCCGTTGATGGGAGATTTAGGAAGTGATGGGGCAAGATTGACGGCTGTACTTTCGTCCTTAATCGGTAACACAGAGTTGCTCAAAGCGCAACTATATACTTCTAATAAAGCTTTTGACGAAGCTGTTTCTGTAACTAATGAATACAATATTAAAAACGAGAATGCGGCTGCAATACTTGCTCGTATGGGTAATGCCATCCGCGAGAACTTTGTTAATAGTAGGATGGTAGAGTGGCTGACTCAGGTATTAACCGCAATCAGCAATATACCTAAATGGTTAGACCGGAACTATACAGGATTAAGAACGCTGGCATCTGCTTTAGCTGCTGTAACGGTTCAACTAACACTGGGGCGAGCAACTTGGGTACAGTATATTTCATTAATGAACAAAGCCGATTGGGCCGCAATAGGAACCAAAATATTGAATGTTGGGAAAGCTATATTCACAAAAACTACTTATGTAAACTTAGGTACCAAAGCATGGAAAGGTTTGAATGCAGTTATGAAGGCAAACTGGTTTGGTATACTTCTAAGTGCAATTACTGCCGTAGTATCTTATTTCGTATTATTTAAGGATAAAGTAAGTGCGGCTACCGCTGCTATTCAGGATTTCAACACCAAACTTCAAAAAGAAAAGATAGAGTTAGATGCCATCTTCGGAGCTTTAGAAAAGGCAAATGCTGAGACTGGTGAACGCGCATCGCTTATACAGAAAATCAATGATAAATACGGAACATATCTCGGTTTTATGTTGTCTGAGAAAGATAGTGCTGAAAAAGTTGCTGCTGCTCATGAACTCATTAATGCCAAACTTCGGGAACGTATAGCCTTAGAAATGCAGGATGCCATGAGGCAGACTTCGATAAACAAGTATGCCGATAAAGCAGCAGAGTCTATGTCTAAACTTTATGATATATTCTCTGGACAACGTGGTATCGGGGAAACATTTGCCAGCGACGCTATGGCTTTGGTGCAGAAAATTACCACTGAAAATATTGATAAGTCGGTAGGTGAAATTAATCGGGCCATTCAAACAGGGTTAGGCGATCAATTTAAAAATTGGTATTCCTATCAACAGTGGATTGAGATAGCCGGAGAGGTACAAAAGTTTGTGGATACACAGAAGCGGGTTCAGGCAGAAGTTTCGGCAAGTGCAGTCGCTGGTAAAAGCATTGTAGAAGGTTCTGCTAAAGATATGGCGAAAGCCAATCAAAATTTGCTTAATAGCTTAACCACTGATATGAATGGCTATCTGGCAGGAATGAAATCGACCGATAAAGCTATAGCGGAAGAATCGAAGAGAATGGCTATGAATACGGCAAAACAATATGTAGGTTTTGCCAACCAATTTATCAAAGACAATCCTACTCACCAAGCGCTTGACCAACTGAAATCTTCTATGGAATGGTACAACAAATGGATTGAAAATAATACTCCCAAGAAAGCCAGCCCATGGGGAGGAGAGACTTTTGCTATCGAAACCGCTTCGGTAGATCAGTTAGTGAAAAGATATAAAACCCTTTTCGATTGGAGAAAAGAAATAGCGGCCGACAAAGATTACTCTCAATTTACCGAAAGCGGCTTTAAATCCAGAGAAGAAGAAATGAATGCTTTGATGACGCAACTGGATGAGTTGAAAGCCAAATTAAATAACATGGGTTACAATGAACTTGGAAAGTTCTTAAAAACAGGAAATACGGGTAATAAAGAACTCAAAGCTGCTCGTGGAGAATACCAAGCCGTCATGTCCGCTATTGAAGTGTTCTACAAACAACAAGAACAGGTGGTCAACCAAGCCTATATTGACCGCAAGATAACAACAGAACAACGGGAAAAAGAACTCACCGCTATTCAGAATAAACATTTGGAGACTCGTATCCAAGCCCGGAAAAAACTTCATGGCGATGATAATTCATGGAGTGAAGAATTAGAATCCCTGCCTCTTTTTGATATGGCCAAGACGGAAGACTCTATGAAGGCCATTGATAACCTGGTGAAGAAGAATTTAGATCTGATAGGGAACAATCTGCGTAAGTTTGGCGAAAAGGAAGACGACGGAATCTGGAAGAATCTGGAAGATGATATTCTGAAAATGCAGAAAATAACGATCGACCGGATGTCGGAAGTTGAAAAAGTGTTGTTGAGTTATGATTTTACCGGCCAGGTTACTCGTCAGTATCAAGACCAACTGGAGAAACTCCGTATCTTTTTTGTCAATTACGCCGATATAACCGAAGATGGTTATGCGGATGCGCAAAGAGCAGCCGAAGCTGGGATGAAGAAATTACTCGGCATAAGTTCCGGTTTATATGATGTAGATATCAATTCTGCGGATGGACTGGCAGCATTTAAGGATATTATCGCAAGTTCGGAAGAATTTGGTACACAGATGCTAAATATGTCCGACAATGAATATCGTACCCTCTATTATAAGACCCTTGAATATGGCGATGCCATTACCGAAGCCGAAAAGAGAGCGAAAGACCGTTCATTGAAAATAGCAAAGGAGCGTTGGCAGCGAACGCAGCAATACAAAGACAATGAACTTCAGGGAGCCAAAGATAAAGACACCCTTGATGTTTATAAAGCTTATGGCGATATCGGTTTAGCATCTCCTTCCATGATTCAGGACCAAGAAACGTTGATGTACATAAACCGACTGGAAGCCGCAAAAGATTTTTACAACTATCTCGAATCGCAAGGTCGGCCTACAGAAGAAGCTATGCTTTCCGTTCAAGAGGCAGCTTCCGAACTCTCTGCAAAACTGGTAGAAAGTACCAAGGAACGTCTTTCCCGGCTGAAAGAGTATGGCGATGCGATGGAGAGTTTTGGTACTGCCTTTGGCGAGTCCGTCTTTGTTCGTGGTGAAGAGGGATTGGAGGACAGGAAGAAAGCCATGGAGGATTTTGTCCGCAGTGTGGGCGAAGCCACCAAAAACATGATTCTTGATTGGGTGAAACAGCAAATTGAACATCAAATCATCCGTACTGCCATGGCCCGGAGAGAAGAAGAGTTCCAGGAAGATATGACGGATACCGACAAAAAGGGGGGTAAAAACCAAGTTAAGTCCGTACAGAAAGCCGGGCGCGATATTCTGAAAGAAACCGTAAAGTGGGGAAAATCCAAACTCAAAGCCAAGAAAGGTGAGAAGGACGAAGAAGAACAGGTAGAATCTGAATCTCAAGATATACAAGGTACTATTGCCACCGAAGGAACAGCCGCAGTTACCGAGGCTATGATTGGCATAGGCGAACAAGCGGTGATTGCAAAGAAAACTCAAGCTGCCGAGAATGTATCAACATCGGCTGCCGAAGCAGGTGCGAATACGGTGCTTGGTATTGCCAGTGGATCCGCACAAACTATCGCACAGCTCGGTTGGTGGGGTATTCCTCTTATTGCTGTTATTACGGCTTTGCTTAACGGCTTGTTATCCGCAGCAATGGGCAAAGTCGGTTCATTGTTTGGTGGAGGTGGTAGTGGGGCGGCAGCCGTTACTAAAACCAAACTTGTTTCCGGTATGCTCACCTACGATAGTGGAAACGTTCAAGCAATAGGCAATGATGGCCACATCTATAGTGCTACCCCTTTGGATCACCTGTCTACCGGTTTGGTTTCTTCCCCTGTGGCTACCACCGTCAACGGTCAGCCCGCACTCGTTGGCGAACGTGGGCCCGAAATGGTTATCGGCAGAGAAACCACAGCTGCCATGATGATGAGCCGTCCCGATCTAATGAAAGCTATCGTTCAATTTGATAAGAACCGGAGCGGGAAATCTTATCGTACATACGATGCGGGCAACGTACAGCAATTTGGCTCTTCTGACAATGGAGGTTCCGAAACATCATTGCAGGATGCTATTGGTTCGGTTTTCGAAGAGCGTTTCGCCCCAATGTTGGAAGCGATGGCGAGCGTAATTGATGCCAATACCAGAACAAACAGCGAACTAAACCGTCAGCTTGAAAATGGTATTGGAGCACGAATAGATAGAGGACCTCTTATGCAAAACGTTATTAACGGATTGAATGAAGCCAAAAGGCAAAAGAGTGATCCTCTGGTGAACAAATTATTCGGGAAATCGTAGGTAGGGGTTAAAACCCTACCTCTAAATTATTTTCCCAAGTATTGTTTACTGTAATGTTTCCGGTTACAGAAGCTCCGTTTCTAAAAAACTCACCAGTGTATCGGGTTATGCGATTTACCTTCATTGGAATTTTAGTGAAGGTTTCTTCTTGAAATGATACATCGCTCGTATTTCTTGCTGATGCTATAACTTCTATTTCTGTTTCATTTTCGGGTAAAAAAGAATAGAACATAAAGGTGTTGTTCTTTGTATTCAGATACGAAGATGGGATACTAATTGTTTTTTCTTGCTTTACGGTCTCGGAAGCCATTCCGGTAACGGAGTTTAATGCTTTTCCCGCACCGGTAATAGTAAAATGTAATTCTTTGGCATCGGAAGGTATAATATCCGTAGCCACAAGCTCAAATTTGGCCACAGAACGATTAAGTACCACGTTTAAGTCTTCCGGTGTATTTTTATCTACGGTGATTGCTTCGTAATAATGAAATGTATCCGTTATCCGATCGTCAATAAACGAGATTGCTGTAGGCGAAGTGACAATCGCTTCTCCGGTACTGTTATGTCCCACAATAACCAGCTGATGTTCTCCGTATGGTATTACTAAATTTACATTTCCGAAATCTTTTTCTGTTGAAATTTGTTTTATTTCCTGTGTCTTTTCTCCTTTAGCAAAAACACATACGGTTAATCGTGAGAATGCGTCTGCTGCTGTAGACCTGGTGGGGTCATCAAAGAAAGTTTGTTCGTATCCATTTATTACGATCGACAAGTTAGTTGATTGTGTGTCTTCTTCTGAGATGTGGTTTACACATGAAAAAAACATCGTTATTAATAATAACGATGCAATACTGTTTTTCTTTAATTTTATTTTCTTCATTTTTTTTGGTATGTTGTGCTGCCGGGTTCATTCGCCAGCGATTGTGTTTTAGTGCGTGTTGTTGTGTGCGAGGTAGACAATTCCAGTTCTTTATATTGCATTTGCATCTCAAGCATAGCCTCTTTCAGCAAAGTTATTTCCTGGTCTTTCTCTTTCATCTTTTCCTCAAAGCGTTCCCAGTCCTGTATGCGTTGTTTATTTAGGTTTTCACGTTCTTCTTCCTTTAGCTTCAACGTATTTTGGGTCAGTTCTTTGATGTGGGATTCTCTCAAAGCAAATATCTCACTTTGATGTTTGAGTTTCATTTCGGTGATTTCCCGTTCTTTTTTTAGAATATGCTCTATGGATCCGCTTTCAGTTATAGGCATATCTGTTACTACGGGTTCAGTTTGGGTATTTATTCCATAGGGCTTTATGTCTTTTTCGTCGAACTCAAAGAATTCCAAAATAGACATCTTGGTTAAATTGCAGATTTCGGCAAGTTTGGAGACATAAATTTCCTCTCCTTTTTCCCACCGGTTAATAGTCACATCATTGGAGTAATCAAAGTGTTTGCGAAGATCCACCTTCCTTATTGTCCGGCTGGCGATCAGTTCTTTTATTTTCGTTGCTTTATATTTAAACATACGCGATATAGCATATAAAAATGTTAAAAATCCATTATCTCAATGAAAAATATTATTATACGTATGTTTTCATCAAGAAAGTTATATCTTTGTGTTCAAATTTAAAAAATAAACAGCATAATGCGAAAGGAATTGTTTGATAATATATTAAAGTGTGGTACCCGTGCCACATCCGATGATTTTTCTCCGGAGGACAAGAGGAGGATATATGAAACCATGCAAGAAAAAGGCATGTCGGATGGTACCGCATATAACCGTTTCTTTCGCGATGGATTTGATAAATGGGAATTGAGAGGCATACGCAGAATAATAGACCAGTTCGCGTATGAAAACCAATTAGATTTTGATTCCTATGAAACTTTTTACAAGCATTTGGCTAATAAATCGCTGTTTAAACAGCGCATGAAAGAGTTTGGAATGGGTAATACGACTGTAATTTGCCGGTTTTCCGGATTCAATTTCAAGCCGTGGGAAATGGAAGGTATTGAGTCTATAATCCTTGTTGATTTGATTGATGCGTAAGTTTGAAGCATACATATCGCTTAATGGTATCACGGAAATAACGACTGCTGAACCCAAAACTTCTTTCACTTTAGAAAGTCAGGAGGGATATGAATTCGGCGAGGAACTATTGAAAGAAATATCCAGTCGATATCCTACCATGATAAAAGCCGTAGAACAACATATAAAGCTATATAATAACAGTCTGTTTGCGGTGATTAAGCAAAACAGAAGGCAGTATGTATTACGTGTGGTTCACATTATCCTATCCTGTTGTTTTGGTGAATTGGATCACGAACTGGATTTTGATGGTACTCGATTCAAAATGGAATACCCCCGGCAATGCCGGTGCCAAACCTTTTGCCCATGGAACGGATATGCCGACCGGAACAAAGATTCCTTTATGGTTATCTGTGGGGCGAAAAGGGAGTTTGGGTTTACGCCGCAAGAACGCAGGGTGTTGCATCTTATACAATCGGGTACCACAAATTCGGGGATGATCGCCGATGTAATGCAGTTAACCAAATCGAGCATTCAAAACTTTATGAATCGAATATATAAGCGTACCGGAACAACCAATTTGGCAGAGTTGATAAACCTGGTTAAAGATGAAAGAATATGAGAGATGATGCCTTTGCCGTACATGAAATTGACGAAGACTCGGATTGCATAGAACGCTTTTCTTTTCGACTGATAGAGAAGGAAAAGGTGGAGCGGGTATTTCTGGCTCTCTTTAATCAAAGAGTGATGAAGTCGTTTAGTGTAGTCGCAAGTGAAGATGAACCCTATCGGCGAGGATACTCCAATTATAGGGTAACGGTGACGATGAAGTATATCGATCATAAATTGGTGTCGCACAAGAATCTGGAGCGCATGATTACGGAAATGTTCTTTGCCATGGGGTATGAGTTACATTTCATCCGCTGGAGCAAATTTTTAAATTTAAAAGCAAGATACGAATGAAAAAGGTAATAAACATTGCTGTAGATATCGAAACGCTAAGTCTACATGAGAACGCAGCTATTGTGAGCATTGGAGCGGTTCCATTCGATAAAGAGAAGGGTATCATTGAGCACATTCAGAAGTTTTATGAAGCAGTCAATGCAACGACTTGCGCTTTCTCGGGCATGCACTTCTCGGAGGATACTGTGAAGTTCTGGACAGAACAATCTGATGAAGCGAAAGCGGCATTAACCAATCAAACGCCGGTTTCCATTAGGGAAGCGTTGGAAAACTTTGTGAATTATGTTGAATCCATTAGCGGTCCGGAGGATGTTGAAATATGTATTTGGGCTCAAGGTAGCGACTTTGATATACCTATTCTTCGTTGGGGTATCCGCAACGTCTTACAGATAAAAGATGTTCCATGGAAACACACACAGGTGCGGGATGCCAGGACATATATTTTAGAAGGCATTGAATTGGTGCATGGTGTATTGGATAAACCTTACGATGTGCTGACTAAAAACAAAGACTGGGTAAAGCATTCATCATTGGCCGACGCCATGCAATTGGCTCGTAATGTGACCGAAGTAAACAGAATGTTAAGAGATAAACTTAATAATGAACAATAAAAACATGCAATTATGAGAAACGATTTTGGATTTACAGGAAAAGACGTTGTTACTGGTTTTACAGGTATTATCACCGGATCATGCAGCTATATCAGTGGTTGTGATCAGTATCTTTTAACTCCACAGGTTGGAGTTGATGGCGTTTATAAAGAAGGTCAATGGTTTGATACTTCCCGCATTGACATTGATAAAGCCAAAGCACCCATTGCGTTGGATAACGACAAAGTCCTCGCCAATCCTGGTCCCGATAAGGCCGCACCGAAGTACTGATGTTCAAAACCCTACGCGGCTCATATTTCAAACAGGCCACATGGGTAAAGAAACGACGGGCAGATATGGGAGCGGACAAATTCGACAACATGTACCGCTCCCTATACGCCTTCCTCTCTACCCTTCACGTAGGACAATACTTCTTCGTCGGTAACTTATGCAAAAAGGATCCCGCCAATTACTCGCTGGTAGTGGGCATGTGCGAAATTTATAATAACATGGATTTCTTTGTCAATCTCGACTATGAACAAGAAACAGGAAAAATCACCGTACTTCCGCCATACTGCGGAAAGTTCAGCGGATGGAGTGGGGTAGGGGGCTATCATCCGCCGGATGTGTATAGCAAAATTATAAAGTATCCCAAACTGTGGGGAGTAGACCCCGCCGACCTGTAACCCTGAGAATCAATGATATTTAATAACAATCCCATAGACGAACTGTCCAACGCCGACCTGCACGCCGTTCTTGCGCACCATGGCATGAAGAAAGCCAAGACGCAGAACGACAAGGAAAGCACCTACTATTTCTGCCCTTTCTGCAAGGACAGCACCAAACCGCATTTCCGTGTAAGCAATGGGAATCGCCGGGGAGGTTTATACAACGCTGTTCAGTTCTCCTGTTACGAACTGAAGATTACAGGATATGGGGCTATTGAACTGGAAGCGCGTCTCAGCGGATTGTCTACTACCGGCGCAGATTACCTGAAGATATTATCTAACCTTTCCGAAATACTGAAAACCCCGCTCCCCGAACTGGACGATAATAGCAGGAATGGGTACATCTCAGAGTGCAACCCTCAGAATGAGTTTACCCTTGAACTTATGGCCGACTTTACCCCCGAGGCCCTGCAAATACTTGGCTGTAAACTCAAACGAATGTATAAGGAAGAGACTGGAAACCGCACGGCAAAGGTACACAATGACCGGCCTGTATTTCTTTATTCCTTTGGACCTAACTTCAATAAGAAGTCGGCAGACGAAAGCAACTTTGAAACGAAAAGGTTGCAGGATGAGTTTGGTTTGTACCAGGTAAAATCATATACCCTGCCGAAACAGTGGAATGATGGCAAAGAAATCAGTATAAAAAGGGAATCACATGCGTTATTCCCCATTTTTGCCTTTGTATATTATGAGGAGTCTCCCAAAAAGAAGAAAGCACAATGGGGGCAAATCTTTCAGCCCAATTGGCACGATGGAGATACTACAGGGCGGGCAAACTTCTTCTTTTACAGAGACGGGTTAACCGAATACAGTGTCAATCGTAAACTACTTGGCGACATGGTGAGTAACAAGGTGTTCGGTGGAGATTTGCCGGTACACGCCGTAAAATCACAAAAAACAGGAGAGCAACTCACAACAACATATATTAAAACAGTAGGAGAGGGAAAAGATCAGGTAGAAATGGAAGCCGACCTTGACGACGAAGACATCCGCGTAGAGAACATTTTGCTCTGCAAAGACGGAATAAACGCCATAAACGCCTACTATCACCTGAACAGTATTCGACACACCCATTCCTACAATCCAAATTTGGAGAAGATATTTTATCACGTGGTATGGATGGCCGATAACATGCAGAACTTTGAACCCTATATGTTTGCCCAACTAAAAAAGTTGGGCACGAACAAGTTTCTGATGTTCGACATAGATAACATGGGGAAGAAAAAAGCCTTTCAAATCTGTAAGCGCTTTAACGACTTCCGCATGGCCTTGCTGCCGGAAGTATTGAAAGAAAGCCCAGCTATGTTCGTTGGTGGGCAACATATACCCTGCCGGGATATCCGTTCGTTCTTTATGAACTACAACCTGACGGAGGATGAGCAAGGTGCCTACGACAAAGACATCAACCTGATGCTCTTATCTAAACTCACCGCAGCTCTGCCCAACCAACCGCTGATTTATAGCGAAAAGCGGGATAAGAAGACAAACAAGATGCTGGAATACTTCTACAAGTTAGACCTCGCTTGTATCTGGCAGTTCATGGCCACCGAAGGCTATTGCCGCGAAGTGGAATCCGGTTCGGCCGACCGTATCGGTAAATATGCCCGCATAGACCGTTGCTTCGTTAGCTACTTCGACAATAAATCCATATTGGCGGCCACGCTGGAAACGTTGGTTGGTTTTGCCCAACGTATTGCCCGTCCGGGAACAGAAGATTTCCGCAAGATGTCCAACGCGATCCTGCCTGCCAAGGACATTAACGAAAAGACAGCCGTAACCCTTCCTGTAATGGATATAGATTACCGTAGGGGTTACGGGCCAAAGCTCGATTATTTCTTCTACCGCAATGGTGCGCTGCGCATCACTCCGGATAACATTGAATTTGTTAGTTATAACGAGATAGATTTCCACGTGAATACCGCGCAGATACTTCCTTTCGATTTTGAAATGCCATGCGGAAAAGATAACCCACCGTTTACATTATCCTTGAATCCGGAATACGAAACATGGAAACAGCGCATTGCAGAAATGGAGGAGAATCCCGAATGCTCGCGTTCCATGATTGACAAAGAAAAGGCAGAGTTGATGACCTGGTCGCAAACTCATAAATGGATATTCGATTTCAAAGGCAAGGAAGTGAAAGAGTGGTGGGAACCCCTGCAAGTAATCCGCTGTTTTGCCAATCAGGACTTTGAGAAAGAGGAGGATCTTCTCCGCAAAGGCGAACAGTTCTCTGAAGAGGATGAGCGATTGCTTCGCGCCCGTATGGCCAATTTGCTTTACTCGCTTGGCCGCCCGTTGTTCCGGTACAAAGACGGCGGAACGAACTACTTTCCATATATCACCGAAAACAAGGTAGAGAAAGAAGGGGAGTGCGAAGGAGGTAGCGGAAAATCTTCTTTTGCCAATACGTTTATGGCGTGTGCCGGTAAGGTGTTGGAAATTAATGCCCGCAATATTGATAAAGATGGAGACTTTCACCTGTTGTTGGCCAAGTATATGCACCACGAACATCGTGTCATTCACTGGGAGGATTATCGGAAGGGGCTGGACTTAGGCCCGTTGTTCAACTATGTAACCAGTGGGTTTCAGTATCGCCAACGGCATAAGGATGAAATTCGGGTTGATTTAAAAGATAGCCCCGGACATGTGGTTACAAGCAACTATCAGTTAAAGTTAGATAGCCCTTCGGAATCTGGACGAATCATTCTTACCGGTTTCAGTAGCCGCTTTAATCGTGGGGATGAGAAAAGAAAGGTAGCACACCGAAAAATAAGCGATGTTATGCCCGGCTTTCGCAAGAATCCTGAAGATATAAACTTAAAATCCCGTTCGCAAATGGCATATATCTGTGCCATAGGTGTACAGTTCTGTATGAATACAGATGAGAAAGTGCTTGCGAATATGGATATGTTATACGAACGTAGCCGTACTGTATCACTCGGTAAAGCGTTCAAAGAATGGGTGGAAGATTTCTTCTCCAAACCTTATATATACAATTGTCCGATTGATTTAGACACTATTTTCTCTGACTACGTAGAGTACTGCGAAAGTTCGGAGGATAAGAAAGACAAGTTTGCCCCGATTACTTTCAAAGGTAAGTTGGAAGATTATTGCCGGGAGTTCAATCTTGTCATGTTGCCAGATGTTTGTCTGAATAGTAAGACTAACAGGGATATTAGGTATATGCGTACTAAAGCGTGGTGCAAGGTTTCTTACTTCAGCGACCCTAAAGTGTGGGAGAAAGACGATAAGGTAGAGTTCCGCGTATTGAAGCATTCTACCAAGGTACTATTCTTCTGTAAGAAAGGAGAAGAACCGAACACCTTTGAAGAAGTTAAAGACTTGTGCCGGGAATATTACACCCAACCAGATCCTGAACCAATACTCGATATGGATGATAACCCGATAACCGGGCTTACCCTTGATCAGCAAACGAAATGGCAGCAGCATCTCAATCGGAAACAAGGTAATTATGGTGGCGGGTACAATGCGCCTACGGTAGCAACGAGTGAACCGGCGAAGACAGGGGAAGCGGTAGCGGATGATTTGCCATTTTAAATAGGAGGGTACTGATGAAAACAGTCAATAGTTTATCTGGCGGAAAAACCTCTTCTTATATAGCTGTTCATTATCCAGCGGATATTGAAGTCTTTGCGTTGTGCTGTATTGATTGCCATAATGCCGGTAGAGATATCGATAAACAAATGAAGCAGAGGGTTAATGACAAATTACAGAAGTATTGTAGTCATTATCCCGAGTTTGTTGCTACATCGGAAGATCCTAAAATTCTTCGGGTAATGTTCGACTTGGAACAAAAGATTGGTAGAGAAATCATCTGGCTACGTGGATTGGGGTGGGAGGATATGATTCGAACGAAAAAGGCTATACCCAATCGAGCGAAGAGGTTTTGCACTACTATATTGAAAATGCAACCCATATTTGAGTTTCTGTATAAATACCATGAGCTTCCGGTTAAAATGAGAATTGGATATCGGTATGATGAACTGGAAAGGTCTAATCGCTTGAATGAATATTTCAAATATGCAAATAGAGCAGAGTGGCAAGAGAAATCTTGTAGATGGATAAATCGGTGGGAAGAAATTCATTGGCGTATTGGAGAGTTCCCACTTATTGATGATAAAATTACTCATTATCACATAAAAAAATATTGGGAGAATGATATGATCTATTTTCCTGAAGATTCGAACTGCCTAAACTGTTTTTGGAAACCTAAAGAACAATTAAGAAAGAATTTCGATACTTCTGAACCGATAATGTATTGGTCGGCCATAGCGGAATACATGCAAGGCAATACATTTAAAGATGATATGAATCTTTATCAAATAAGTAAACTACCTATACAATTGGATTTTTTCTTTGGAACTGGTTCAGGATGTCAGGCGGGATTTTGCACAGATTAATTAAAGCAATATAAATAATAATCAACCATGGAAAAAATTATTCAACTTAAAGAAACAGAGTATAACAAACTCAATGAATTGGCTACATTGACAGAAGAAGAAATTAATGCTCGCGCATTAAAAATGTACCAGGAGCGTGGCACTTTCGCTATTCATTTGAAATTAGACTGCCTACAAGATGTAAGAGATGAATTTACATTCAAAGCATCTGCTTACATCGGCAATTGGGATGGAAAATATCCATTAAAAGAAGAAGACAAACGCAATATCGTAACATTTGTAGAGCGTAGGGCATTAAAAATGATGCAAAAATGGTTTGGTCGGCAAATAGGAAATATAAACTATTTCAATAGAAGAATAAAGGCGCTCCGAGATTGGAAAATGAAGTTTATCGGGCTAACAATTTTAGGTTGGTTGGCTGCGGTAGCGCTTACTATTATTGCTATAGTTAAATAAATAAGGAAACGAACATGAACAACGAAGCCCTAAAATTCAACGAATCCAATAAAGACAAACCCTACTGCCAAGGTTGTGTTTATGTCGGTAATGGACGCGCAGGCGCGCATTGGGAAGATTGCAATTCAAGGGATAAATGCCCAAAATATTCTGCCTGGATTGAAGCAGGTAAACCAATAACCAATCATGATGAGCATGTGGGAATTCATTATTGCTCGGTTGGGGTATTTAGGAAGTGTTTTTTGTATAACCTTTAAAAAAGAACCATGAACGGAATTGTAAATTTTAGAAAATGTACCATGTCTGACAGCGAACTACTGAAAAAAGTAGATATTCTGACTGACAACATGTTCCGCTCGCTAGAAGTACCTGTGCGCCATGTCCCTGCTCGCCCTAACGAAGACTACGACTTACTTGTAGGCGAATTGATTTTACGCTTTAAGGAGATGGAAGTGCAATTCGGTTGGCGTGATAATGTCGACATGGAGGTTGCAGCGCAAGAATATGCGGAACGCCAACACGCATCCCCCGATTTAACGGTGCTATTACGTGATGTATTTATTGCTGGATGCAGATTTGCTATAAAGAAACTTAATTCTAAAAGCGAGTAGCCATGAAACTCCTTCTAATCGTTATCATTTCTTTATTAGTAGGGTGGGCGATAGCAGATATTATATACAGGATATTCAAATAACCTTTAAACAAATAACCATGTCCAAAATCCAAGCAATAACCTGTAAGTGCGCCGCTGTATTCGCCGTTGCAAGAGTGCCGTTTTGTTATGAAGATGCAGAGTGGCAGCGAGATATGCGTAAACATGTAAAACAAGGATGTACGGTTGATTTAATTGATTCGGATGACTTTAATGGTTTCCAAGATTGCGTTTGCAAAGAACTTGAAGCGAAAAACAAACGAGTAGATGAACCTACATTATTTGATTAATAAATAAGCCATGAGCGGGAACAGAGAAAAATTAATTGCCTTCAACTATTTCGGTGGTAAGTTTACCTGGCTGGAATATTTATATAAATACTTTCCAGACAACTTCACTCATTTGGTAGACTTGTTTGCCGGAAGTATGGTTGTGTCTCTTAACTATAAAGGAAGAGTAATTAAAACAGCTAATGAAATCAATGCCGATATTACAAACTTTTTTGCCGTATTAAGAGACCATGAACCCGAACTCATTCGCTTATTACTTCTTACACCCTGCTCGGAACAAGAATACAACAACTCGTGGGAGCCTTCTACTGATTCTATTGAACAGGCCCGTCGATTTTATGTAAGAATCCGCCAGTCATTTTTCGGACTGGGTGCGCAGCATCAAAACAAAGGTTGGCACATGGCTAAGAAACATGTAAATGCGCAAGGCGGGGAGACTGTATCACGGTGGAACAACGCAATAGAAAAGTTGCATGAGGTCGCCGATGTTATCAGGAGTAATTTTCAAATAACCAATTTAGATTATTCTGATTGTCTGAGTAAGATAGATTTCCCCGGGGCTTTTTTCTATGTTGACCCACCATACCCTCTTGAATGCCGTGCTTCGTCCAATGACTACAAATATGAGTTTTCGGAAGACCAACATCGTGAGCTGGCCAGACGGTTGCATCATATTGAAGGCAAAGCAATGATAAGTAGTTATGATTGCCCTCTCATGCAAGAATTATATGGAGATTGGAATATGATAAAATTCCCCCAAAAGAAAAACAATATCAGATCCAGTGAAGTGCAGGAAGTGATATGGATAAATTATGAGCCGAGATCCACAGGGATGTTGTTTGATTAATCAAATAAGGAAGAAGATATATGAACGTAAATTTCCAAACCGCCGGTGCTGGTGGCAAGTCTGCGACAAACGAGTGGTACACGCCGCCCGAAATCATTCATTCCCTTGGGCGATTTGATTTGGACCCGTCCACATCGTTGAAAGCACTTGCTATAAACCATTCCGCAGAAAGATACTATACAATAGATGACAACGGTTTGATTAAGAAATGGTCCGGCCGTGTGTGGTTGAATCCTCCCTACGAGAAAGTATTGATTGCCGCATTTATGCAGAAGTTAGCCGAACATGGCAATGGGATAGCCCTTGTTTATAATCGTTTCGATTCGGCATGGTTTCAGAAGTACGTTCTTGATGTAGCCGATTCATTATTCTTCTTCAGAAAAAGGATACAGTTTCTTCGTCAGGACGGAACGAAAGGTGATAGACCCGGCGCCGGTTCCTGTCTAATTGCTTATGGTGAACATAACACCAAAGCAATAGAAGAAAGCGGATTGAATGGTCGGCTGGTGCTATTAAAAAATGACGTAGTGATTAAGAAAAAGCAAAGAGTGATAGAGTTTGATTAAAACAACAAACCCCATGAAAGACCATAAACCCCCAATAGAAATCGCCATTAGCCTATTTATTCTATTCCTAATGGCTATAGGCTGGTGTAGCAATACAGACGGATTGCTCGCAATCATAGCCCATGTACTTATTGGAATATCTATTTTACTCTCCCGGATTTATAATGAGATAAAACGTAAGTAAATTTAATATTAACCCCTCTTAAATTGATAAAATGAAGAAAATATTCAGCATCAGATATGGATTTGGCTATTGGTTAGGTGACAAGTTCTATTTTAAAAGCAGAACATTTCCCTTTTTCATAGTTGTTTCACGATGGTTTGAATCCAAAAGCACAACTTATGCAAATGGAACAAAGTTACCGGAATAACGACAATAGTGGATATTATACACTCGATTTTTAAGTAACTCAATATTAACCCCATTAAAACCAAATCAAATGGCAAATTTAAAAGGAAGCGTAGACCTATTAAAACTATTAGGTGCGAAAGTAGTATCAATCGAAGTAAACGGTAAACCACAAACCGTAGTAGCAATCCCCACCGGATGGAACGACATCAAAGTAACCGCCGATGACCAAGGTAACGCCAAAGCCGCCTACTTGAATCTCCGCGCATGGGAAACGAAGGATAATTTCCGTAAAGCATGTTTGGAACGGGACCCCGAACAAGAACCGCCCACCCATCAACTGCAAGTGTCCTACACCGAAGCGTTTGACAATAAAGCAAAACTCGCTGCCGAGAAACGCTTGCGTGCCGATGCCGAATACATGGCGAAGAATCCTTCTGAAGAAGACATACTGAAAGAGGCCAAGTATTCCGTAAGCAATAAATCGCGTATCGGGACCCTCACTGCCATGCCGAAGAAAGAAGCCCCCGCATTTGCCGGCCAGGCACCAGCTGCCGCTGCCGGCGAGTGGAAACCCCCAGCGGTAGACGAAAACGGACATGTAATTCCGGGAGACGACCTCCCATTCTAACCCCGCACCCCGCATGAAGATACAAAGCGAAGTAATGGCCGACGGGCGCATCATTCTCCACCTGAAGGAGAATGATGGCACACCCGTCACATCAAAAGAGTTGTCGCCACCAGATGCTACCCGGCTTATGGCCCGGTGGGCACTTGCCGTAATGAAAGCACAGGATCAGCCAAGCATCATCCTCGAAGACAGTAAAGGAATGAGCGAGATAATCATCTCCTTGAGAGAAAAACCAAAACCCCAGGAAACCGAAAAACAATGAAATTCGTAATATCCACCTCCGCTATGCGCGGAGCATTGGCCACAGCAGCCAAAGTAATCAGTCCCAAGAATACGTTGCCCATACTGGACACCGTAAAGTTTAGCCAGGACGGTGAAGGCCGCTGGACGTTCACCGCATCCGACTTGGAAAACCACCTCTCCATGCAGATCAATATTGACCTTCAGGACAATCCTACCGGCATGGATGCCTTTTGCCTGCCCGCCAAAGCCCTGTCGGACATGCTATCCGCTATGCCCGAACAACCCCTGACGTTCGACATCAACCCCAACAACCTGGAAGTTGAAGTGCGCTACCAGCAAGGACGATTCACCTTTATGGCCATCGACCCCATTGAGTACCCCGGCGAGGTAGACATGCAGGATACCGCCCTACGCGCTTCCATGCCCTGGTCTATCCTGATGGACGGATGTACCCGCGCCCTGCCCTACGTAGCCGATGACGAGCTGCGCCCGGTAATGAACGGCATCTATGTAGATATGCAACCCGATGGATTGACGCTGGCAGCAAGCGATGGGCATAAGCTGATTCGCCGTCGGCATCCCGATTTGCCGTTTGCTGAGCGTGGCGGATTCATCCTGCCCCACAAAACCGTAAACATCCTGAAAGTTCTGCCCCGGAGCGAAGAAGTGAAACTCACCGTAGACAGTCGCCGGGTACGGATAGAGGGCGAGGGTTATACCCTGAGCTGTACGCAGATAGAGGGTCGGTACCCTAACTACAACGGCGTAATACCGGCAGATAACCACATCCACCTCACGGCAGACCGCAAGTTGATGAAAGATGCCCTGCGGCGCGTACTATCCATGTCGAACAAAGCAAGCAGTCAGGTAGTGCTGGAACTCCTATCCGGAGGCGAAGCGTTGAAACTATCCGCCCACGACTATGACTTCTCCATGAGCGGCGAAGAAACCATGCCGGGCACGCACAACGCTACTGATGCGCTGCGTATCGCCTTTAAAGGAACATTCCTCAATACGCTGCTCGATACAGCGCAGAGTGAACAGGTAACGCTATCATTCTTCGATCCCTCACGGGCTTGCATTATGACCGAAGCAGAGGGCGATGATACCATGCTATTGTTGCTCATGCCGATGATGGTGAACGATTAACCGCCCGTCCGCAAGGTCATTTATTTAAACACCCGCCGCAAAGTGTTAATACCATTTCACATTTGCGGCGGGTGTTTTTTTATTCAAATCGTTGAGATTCCTATTGCTTTTCGGGTCCGTTACAAAAAATGAAGCCGTTTTTGTAACGGTATTGTAGGCTACATGCCGCAGGGTGTATTCTCCTTTTTTCGCTCACTTACAGCAATTTACCCGCATGGGGTATCTCTGTTTTTGATATTTGTAACTTTGTAACCAATTTCGCCACTTTCTATTTATCTCTATTTTTTTTTCGTGCGCACGAAAGTAACCAATCTTGACGCACTTTTTAATAGAAGAGAAGATTCCCCCATACCCCCTAAAAAGAGAAGTAACAGTCGCCGCCCAAGTGCGTCAATCCGACTTATCATAAGGTTGCAAATATGTGGGATGAATTTGGGTCTGCTATACGGCTTTTCAGAGGGGTGCGGGGTACTCTATTTGCACAGAAAATACATTACACTATTATAAAATAATTATTTTATTTATTTATTAATTACCTAATAATAATAACAATTCTACAAAAACATATTTAAGTCTTTGAATATTAGTCTTGTAACTCTTATCAAAAGAATGTCAAAACTGTACAATTCAATGGTACGGTTTGACAAAAACGGTTGCTTTCGTATTGAAAACGAAAGATTTCCCTGTTTTGGCTGTGATTTTAAGTGTGAAAAAGTGTTTCGCCGTGCGGTTCGTTTTCTCAATTCTTCTTACAAATAAATGGCTCAAACTATTGACATCGCCCTCCGTGCGTTGTATCTTTGTATCTATGGCCCAACACTATACCTTTACCGAACTGGCACATGCCTATTTCCCCCGGACGGCTAAGACTTCTACCGCCCGCCGTAATCTGCACAACTGGATAGCCCGCAAGGCGGGACTGCTGGAGTTACTCACCGATTCGGGTTTCGACCCACGTTCCCGGGTGGAGCTACCCCCTCGGGTGGTAGCATTGATATTCGAAGCGTTCGACGAACCCTAAACATACCATTTCGGTCCATAAACAACCCTTTGCATACCGGTTTCGTACCCCTGCCTGCCGTAAACGGAAAATACCGCTCGGCGGGCGGGGGTATTTTTGTAGTGTCAATCACAGACGTAGTATTCATTTAAAAGAAAGGAGAACCAGTATGGCACTTGGAGTAGAGATTAAGAAAATGGTGTTGAACTTTACCGACGATAAGCGTGTAAAGTATGTGGCCACGGCCAATCGTGGCAAGGTGGTGGATCCGGAGGGGCTGGTCAATCAGATTCATTTGCACAGTGGTACCAACAAAGCGCAGATCCGCAGCGTCATCTCACAGTTGGTCGATGCCATGAGTGTGTACCTGAACGAGGGGCATGGTGTTCGCCTGGACGGGTTCGGCACTTTCCTGCCGGCAGTGCGCAGCCAAAGTTCCGACAATCCGGACGAAGCGGGTATCAAAAAGGTAAAGATTACCTTTCTGCCCAACAAGGCGCTACGCGAAATGGTGGCCAACATCGGTATCTATACCGACAATGAGTTCACCCGGACAGGAAGCGGGGGAGAGGACAATGGCAACGACTCCGGCGGCGGCAACGGAGGGGGTGGTGGCGAGCTCGGCTAACTACTTCTGAAAAATGGCACGGTGCGGTATCGAAAAACCGCACCGTGAGATAAAAGGAAACGGCACGGTGAGGGATGAAAGTCTCGCACCGTGCCATTTTTTGGTGTCGCACCGTGAGGTTTCATACATAATCTGTATTTATAAAGTTAAATAATGTTTTTAAAACGGCATAATATGTTTTTTAGCATATATAATATATCATTTAATGGATGTTTTAGTGGTATTTTTGTATGCGGAATAGATATTATGCGTGTAGAAAGATACATAATATGTTTTTTTGATGTAATAATATGTATGAATTATATCCGATGAAGAAATGAAATATATGATTACTAGGATTGACATCAAGTATGAGACTGGAGATTCGGCTTCTATCAAAGAAAACTATATAACGGATGATCCTGAAATCATCCGAAAAGAGATACATCGGCTCTATAACTGCGATAGGGTCCTTTTTGTGTATGAGGATGTGGAAGGATGAAACCTGTTGATAGTGAATTAATCTTTGATTTTATTGCGAAGTGGGAACTGGAAGCTAAAAAATGTGGATATACAATGAGTGAACCTTTAGCTTACGATGCAGAAGATCAGATTAAGGCTTTTAGGCATAAGGAAATTATTGATGCAATGATATCTGACTTGAAAGATAGGTTGAATCTGAACGAACAATTATAATAATATAAATGATATGACAACAACCGAAATCCTAAAACAATGCACCATATCCGGCAACATCATTCAGTTGCCCACCGTGCAATTAGACCGTAAACAATACCTCGAAATAAAAAAGCAACTCGAATTTATCGGCGGAAAATGGAAAGGTGGTAATACACAAGGTTTTGTTTTCCCTACTGATCCTACTGATTTGCTGGCACAAATAACCGCATCCGAAGACCGAAACCTGAAGAAAGAGTACCAATTCTTTGCCACACCCGACAGTTTGGCCGACTATTTGGTAGAGCTGTCCGAGATTAAAAACAAAGATATTGTGCTGGAACCCAGTGCGGGACGTGGCGCAATAGTGAACGCCATTCACCGTGAGTTTCCCGCAATGGATGTATTTGGATACGAGATAATGGATATCAACCAATCTTTCCTTGCAAAAATAGACCATTTCAAACTATTGGGATCCGACTTCCTTGCAGAGTGTAACACTTTTTTTGATGTAATCGTTGCCAATCCGCCTTTTGCAAAGAATCAGGATATAGACCATATCCGTAAAATGTTTGAGTGCCTTAAACCCGGTGGAAGGCTTGTGACTATTGCATCCAAACACTGGCAGTTTGCCGAGGGCAAGAAAGAACGCCTGTTCTGCGAATGGATTGAGAAAGTAGAAGCCGATGTGTATGATGTGGACCGCGGAGAGTTTAAGGAATCTGGAACAATGGTGGAGACTTGTATAATTGTGATACAGAATTAAGTATGAAAGGCATCTGTTTTATCCCACCCCTTTTTCATCTCAACATAGAAGAGATAAAAAATCAAACCCGTCGCACTATGTCCGAGCAGCCGGACGCAGACGGATTGCACGACCACACTCGTTTCCCCATGTCTGTCGATAGCGACATGCAAGGCTTTTGGGGTACGTCGGCAGAGACGGGAACACATAAAGAGTTCAAACCCAAATACAGGGTAGGAGAGAGGATATACCTCAAAGAACCTTATTACTATTTGGGTGATAAAGACGGAGTTCCACAGTATCTGTACCGGTTTCAGGTTGGTGGCATTATTGGTCAGTCTTTGCAGTTTCTTCCCGAAGATTTTAAGCATTGGTCTAACAAACTCTTTATGCCAGCCAAGGCTGCCCGGTTCTTCATTGAGATAACGGGTGTTCGTCCGGAACGGTTGCAGGATATATCTGAAGAAGATTGCATAAAGGAAGGTATTAGCCAAGGTGTCACGTGTTTGGGAGCAAATATGCCAGACGGTTCTAAATCTGATTTATCGTTATGGGGCTTAGTGATGTCTAACAGTTTACGTTTATCGCTTAGCGAAACCCCGCAGTTGGCATACAGTTCGTATTTTTCGCTTAAAGAAACACCGCAAAAAGCATACGCGGCACTCTTTGATAAAATCAATGGCAAAGGTACATGGGATAGTAATCCGTGGATGTGGGTGTATGATTATAAATTGGTAAAAGAATGAATAAAAAATCCACTTGGGTAGTTGGCCAACCGGAAGATAATTATGTATCCAACATAAAAAAAATGTTACCTCCCGAACTTTGGGAAAAGCATTGGCTGAACAAAGCAGATGAACCTTTGATGGATCCCGTATTAACCAATCTACATAGGGCTGTAGAAACAGAGAGTTTCCGAACGGAAGAAGTAAGAGGTTGTGAATCTCCCCATTGGGTTCCTATTCTGTCGGTATTTGCATTGGTTGAAATTGCGTACTATATGGGAAGAGGAGAACTTGAAAAGGTTAAGGAGATAGAGAGGCGGATTAAAAAGGGATATAAATAAAATGAATTATAAAATAAGATTAAACATGAAACTAATTACAGCAAGAGAAGCTTATAATATGCTTCTCAACAACCGAAGCGAACATCTATTAAAAGAACTTCCAACGTTCGTAGCAGATGCTATAAAAGAAGACCATGAATATTTTCATGTAGATACACTCGCACCTTCTGTGCGACAGCTACTTGAAGAGAAAGGGTATATTATTACTCCAGAACGGAATAAAGAAGGTTTTCAAATTTCATTTGATTTGTCGAAACCAAAGTATTCGCTTGAGATAGTTGGAACGGATGATTTAGACTCATTATGGTCTGGATTGTTTTACTCCGGAATTTTCAAAGACATAAACAAGAGTTTGGACGAACTAAAATCCAATTTTCATTATAAAGAAGCCCCCGACGGGGTTTACATCCTAACATCCAACAAAAGATGTATACGCCCCGATGCATGGTTCAGTCATAAGAAACTAACACCTGTCGGTATCGCCGTCATCGAAGGCGACACGAAACGAATTATTGCCCTGACCGGTTCCGAAGAATCTATGAAATTTAGTGATAATACCAACAAAGTGTTAAGCAAAGCATTTTCCAGTCAATTTGAAGCTAAGATAGATTTTGCGGGCATTACTCATTTCAAATATCTGTTAGAAGACAAATCTCCCGCAGCACAGTTCTGTGCTAAATATAGCACTCCGGGTATGCCATGTATGCACTGGTACCTGCCATCCCTTGGCGAACTCGTATTCATGCAAAAGCACAAGGACATGATAGATGCATCCCTTACCATTTGCGGAGGGAAGCCACTGGACTGGCGAGGTATCTGGTCTTCTACGGAATACTCAGCGTCGTCCTCTTGGTTGCTCAGTTGTTACGATGGTGATACGTTCTGCACCAATGAGTTCTACTACTTCCAGGTTCGTCCTATTTGCGCTTTTCTATAATCCTTTAACGCTTTAATTCTTCACCCAACCATGTCAACGTCGGAACTGCCTGTATATCGCGAAACATACAGATTGGTGAGTCTGATAACAGACCTCACCATGCAGTTCCCACGTTCGCGTAAACATACTTTCGGGCAGAAGATAGAAACCGTATCGCTGGATTTATTCGAATACATTCATCTGGCTAACACTTATGTGGCAAATAGAGCAATGTACCTCGAAGGGTTTCAGGTAAAGTTTGAGTTACTGAAAACACTTATCCGGCTGTGTACGGACAAGAAAATTATAACAATCAGTCAGGCTGCCGAATTGGCCGAGCTGACAACTAAAATAGGCAAACAGATATCAGGATGGAAAAATTCAACACTAAAGAGCCAGCGTTCATAACCTCACGGGGTTGTGAAGAGAGCCTGTTTTCTGATAGAAAAGGGTTGCCTACTTCCTGCGATGGGGGAGTTAAGACTAAGAAATCGGCAACAGAATCAGCGTCGTCCTCTTGGTTGCTCAATTGGAACGATGGTGATACGAACAACAACAATAAGAACAACAACAACCAGGTTCGTCCTATTTGCGCTTCACTACAGGAAACCGTAGAAACGTGTCCTGATTATCTGTTTGCTTCTCCCATTCGGTTGGAAGATGTGATTGCGGCGTATCTGGATTGCCGGAAGAATAAACGTAACACAGTCAGTGCTATGGCGTTCGAGGTAAACTACGAAGCCAACTGCGTGGAACTGTGTGAGGAAATAAACAACCGTACCTACCACCCGCAGCGCAGCATTACGTTTATTATCACCCGACCGGTGAAGCGCGAAATATTCGCTGCATCGTTCCGAGACCGCATTATACATCATCTGCTTATCAACCGCATCAACCCGTTGCTCGAAGAACTGTTTATTGACGAAACAAGCAACTGTCGCAAAGGTAAGGGTACACATTTCGGTATCCGGACGTTGGAAGATCATATCCGCCAATGCTCCGCCAATTATACAAAAGATTGCTGGGCCTTGAAACTCGACATCCGCAGTTTCTTTATGAGTATCCCCCGCAGTCAGTTGTGCGATATGCTCGCTTCGTTTATCACCGAGCGATATACGGGCGCGGATAGAGACACCCTTATCTACCTGATGCGGGAAACCATTCTAAACGAACCCGAACGGAATTGTATCCGTAAGTCGCACCCCGATGCATGGGCCGAGCTCCCGGTAGGGAAAAGCCTGTTCACTTCTCCGGCAGGACACGGCATTCCAATCGGGAACCTGACTTCGCAGGTGAGTGCCAATTTCTTCCTCAATGCGTTCGATCATCTGATGAAATACCGTTTCACGTTCTACGGTCGATATGTAGATGATTTCTATATCATCAGTACCAACCGCGAAGCCTTGAAACAGGCCGTTGCAGATATTCGCAACTATCTGCACACATTGGGATTGACATTGCACCCGGACAAAATTTATCTTCAACACGTATCAAAGGGTGTAAAATATATCGGCGCTGTGGTAAAGCCCGGCAGAACGTATGTGGCCAACCGCAGTCGCAACAGTTTCTATGCCCGCATTGACGAACTAAACCAGTTGGCTGCCGCAGACAAAGGATATGTGTACGAGCAGGCCGAATACTTTGCCTCTTGCATGAATTCATATTTCGGGATGATGTCGCACTTTTCTACGTATGGCATCCGTCGCAAGGCCGCCCGCCGCATTTCTCCGCTCTGGTGGAAGGTGTGTTACATCAGTGGACATTTCGAGAAAATCAGCGTAAAGAATAAGTATAAGAAAAACAGAATATTGAAAAAGAAACTTTTAAAAGGAATAAATGTATGGAATTGAAATTTAAAGCAGGCGATAAGGCTATTATCGCAGATCATCCTAACAGGGAGTTGATTGGAAGAGTAGTAGAGATAAAAAAAGCATTTAAGCCTGCCGAACAAGAAGGTGATTCTTATGAAATGGAAGGACTTTATTATATATGCCTTGAACCTAAAGATATAGGTTGGGTATGCGAATCTGATTTAAAAGCGTTTATTCCCTCTACTTTCCCTGCCGGTTGCGCCGACGGTGTTTATATCCTGACCATGGAGAACAACTGCATTCGTCCGGGAGAATGGTTAAACTATCAAGACCAAACGCCCGTATGTATTGCTGTGGTAGAAGGCGATAGAAAGTATGGAATTGCTTTGAAATCTTCTCCTGAAGAACTTCAATACTTACCGTCACGGGAAATAGCAACATCCAATCAGTACGAAGATTTCGACCAGGCAAAAGAGGATTGGAACGGTAAGGCCAATACTGCCCAGTTGGTTGCAGCAGGAAGCCCGGCCGCTAAGTATTGCGATGAGTATTCTTGTGGAAATATACCGGCAGGTACATGGTACCTTTCTGCTTTGGGCGAAAAGATATTCCTTCAAAAGCATAAGAATATGATAGATGCAGCCCTCACTATTTGCGGGGGTGACCCGCTGTTCTATGGCTGGCACGAAACTTCTACGGAACAATCAGCGTCGTCCTCTTGGTTGCTCAATTGGTACGATGGTGATACGAGCAGCAACTATAAGAGCAACTACAGCCAGGTTCGTCCTATTTGCGCTTTTCTATAGTTCTTTAACCCTTTATTCCTTTGACAATGGAAGTCTACAAAATACACGAATTTGAAACCTCAAAGAAAGGTGGGCAACCACCTTTCCCTCTTACGTTCAACGGTTGGACATATCCTTTTCCTGTTGGTGGAAATAACTTAGGTGCGTTGCAACTTCTTGCTACAATTCCAATGTATACACTTTACGAAGGAGAAAAAAGAGAACAAAAGAAAAAGGAATATGAGGAAGAGCGAAACAAAGAGTATTTAGAGGCAAAAGATTTCTATGAGAAGAATGTATATGTTGGAATGCTTTGGTATGGATCCCGAAAAGAAATATCGGCAAAAATTACAAAGATAAATACAGAACAGGGATATGTTTGTTATGCTGCGTCTGATGCGCAGAAGCAATATATAAAAGAAGAAATTGAACGCTTCGGAATGATGCTGAAACCAACTAAAAGTGGAAAAATGTCATTAACAAATTTCATCTCGGCATTGAAGCAAGGAACAATCAAAAAATTGTAGATAATCAACCTTATGTTTAATAGCGTTTTAAAGCGTTTTGGAATGCTACAGCAATTATGTTTAATTAAATTTTAAATCAATTATGATAATAGAGATAAGCGAATATGATTTAAAGGGTAAAAATATATGGGAAACATCTTCCTATCCTTCTTCGGGACTATATATGGTTAATGACGGACTAGTATCTAATATAGTGCTTGTTTCGGAACAAAAAAATGCCGCAGTAATGGCAATTCCCATTCCTTTTGAGCAAATAGAGAAACACATAGTTCAAGTTGCTAGACAGGAATCCGAAACTCGTTTCTATCAGCAATTTACAGCTATCAATAATAAATTGGACGAGATGAAAACGGAACAACTGCCATTGGTATCGCAACCCTATCAGCCTGAAAAAATTGATGGAGACACATTACTGAAAGCTATTGCCATTGCGCAAAATCCTGAATTGGCATTGAAATTATTAAAAGACGAGGAATGAACACATACATAATAATTTGCAATATCATCCTTACTTGCGGGATCCTTTTTGACAAGGAATTCCGAGTAAAAAACAAGTGTAATGAACTGGACGCAACCACCTCTTTTGAATCATATTTGAAACGAAAGCATGGTGATAAGTTCCTGAAGCTTGAAGTGATTTCGTGTAAGGAGGAAAATTTTCTGAAATCATTCTTCGGTGGGTTTGGGAATAATAACCCGTTTAGATTTTAATTATTAATCAATAAAATAGTAAAAAAAATGATGCACACATGGTTTGAAGTGAAAATCCGTTATGAAAAGACAATGGAGAACGGAATGAACAAAAAGGTTACTGAACCTTATTTATTCGATGCTTTGTCTTTTACTGAATCCGAAGGAAAATGTATTAAGGAACTGGAACCGTTTATAACCGGAGAGTTCACCGTTGCCGATATCAAACGCGCAAATTTCAGTGAGATATTCTTCTCCGATGAAGAAACCGCCGACCGTTGGTTCAAAAGCAAATTGCTCTTTATCACACTGGACGAAAAGTCGGGTGCAGAGAAAAAGACAGCAACAAATGTCCTGATACAAGCTGCCGATTTACGCGATGCTGTGAAGAAGCTGGACGAAGATATGAAAGGTACCATGGCTGATTATCAGATTGCATCAATAGCGGAAACGGCGATTATGGATGTGTTTCCGTATAAGACAGCGGAGGAAGAGGAGAAGAAGTAAGGATGAGTAAAAAGAATAACGGTATCACCCTCCTCTCCCTTTTCGACGGTATGTCCTGCGGACAAATCGCCATGAAACTACTCGGAGTACCCGTAAAGAAGTACTATGCTTCGGAAATTGACAAGTTTGCCATACTCCAAACACAGCACAACTTTCCGGGTACCATCCAACTGGGCGATGTGAAACGGTGGCGAGAATGGGACATTGATTGGGCATCTATTGACCTGCTCTTGGCTGGATCACCTTGCCAAGGGTTTTCGTTCGCCGGCAAGCAGCTGGCGTTCGATGACCCACGCAGTCGCCTGTTCTTTGTATTCATTGATATTCTGAACCATATCCGGAGCATGAATCCGAACGTCAAGTTCCTGCTCGAAAATGTGAATATGAAAAAGATGCATCGTTCTATCATTACACAGTATTGTGGATTGAAGCCTGTTCGCATCAATAGCAACCTGGTGAGTGCGCAGAATAGGGATAGACTGTATTGGAGTAATATCCGGACGAATCAAGAGGGGTTCTTTAGTAGTGAATATACCGATATTCCGCAACCAAAAGATAGAGGTTTGTTGCTCCGGGATATTTTGGAGGAGGATGTGGATGAGAAGTATTATGTGAATACCGAGAAGATGATGAAGTATATATCCAAGGAATTCAGGATAAAGAAAGGATATACGCAATTTGATGGCGAAAAATCATTGCCATTGATGGGTGAATCATATACTAATTGGTGCGGAGATTATATTGCTGTTGCTATGCGAGGTAGAGAATCAGCCTGTCTTTCTCCAAAACGAACCGAATATGGGAAAGAAATAAGGAAGGAGTATGAGGCAGGATTAGTTGAAGAAAAGAGAAAAAACATCCAGCAATTAGAACCTCGTACAGATGGGAAAACGAACACAATTACATCTGTACAAAAAGACAATCTTATTCTCCAACTCAATCCAAGCAAACAAAGCGGTGGTATACAACCCTATCAACAAGACCGAATTTATGACGAGAATGGTATCTGTCCTGCATTATTGGCTGATATGAGTTCGGGTACACATGCTGTTTACCAACGTCCACGTGGAAATAATACCGGTGGGTTATTTGAGGATAAAGCACCGACTTTGTCGGCCAATGCGTGGGAACAGAATAATTGGCTATGCCTATTAGGTGTTATCCGTCGCCTTACCCCACTCGAATGCTCTCGCTTACAGACTATCCCTTCCTGGTATGAATGGGTGGTGAGCGATACCCAAATATATAAGATGTTAGGCAACGGGTGGACGGTAGAAGTAATCGCATATATTCTTTCGTTCTGGAAAGAAGTGCGGGAAAGGATTGCAGCATGAAAAAAGAATCATCCAAACAATCAAGAGCAGACCGCTTGCTGTGTAACATCCGCAACGAAGAATCGCGGCTGAGAGCAAGGATACATCTTCTCGAAAAGCGGAAAAATAAATTATATGCTATTACCAAAAGCTTAGACGATCCGCACGCCTTAATACCACAGAAGTATTACACGCTGGAACAGTGGCTCGACGGGCATCCGTATCCAGACACGGTGCTGAGCCATATCTACCCCAATTATGCGATTGCGTGTGAAGTATCATATAGTTGCTACATTTATCAGTATGATTATCACGTGGTTAAGTGTAAGCCGAAAGAATATTATAAAGAACATATCAGCCTTGGACGGGCTTTGTAAAATCCAGACTTAACATGAAACAAATTAAATTCTTATTATTGTTTGCCTTCTGTTGCACATTCTTAACCAGCTGTCATTTGGCCAGTGCCGATGCCGACGAAGAATGCGTATTCATCAAACACCCGTGGTTCTTTGGACATGGTGGTGTCAGTGCGGAACCGATGAGTTCGGGTTCTACCTGGTGCGTATTCAGTACCAGTAAAGAGTACTTTAAAATTATTCCGGTGAAGTACGAAGAAGTGTTGGACGACATTATCTCCAACGAAAATACACCACTAGACTTTAAAACAAACATCACCTTACAGATTACAAAAGGTAAATCACCCATATTACTCAGCAACTACGGACTGGACTGGTATGCCAATAATATAAAAGAAACCTATTGCAACACGACCCGCCATTATGTATCGCAGTATAGCCCGTTCGACTTAACCAGTAACCGTGAGGTCATTGCGCAAATAGACTCCATGGTAAAGAACGACATGATAGGATATATAGCCAGGCTGTCGGAGAAAGCCGAAATGCCCATACAAGTCATTAGTGTTATAACTGGCAGAGCCATGCCAAACGCCCCGCAGTTGGCCGAAATGAATAATACCGCCGCACAGATCCAGGCAAAAACTACGCAGGACCGCCGGAAAGAAATGGAACAGTCGCGCGAAGCTGCCGAACGTCAGCGTGCCATATCCGACAAAGCTTATCAACAGGAAATGGGATTGACTTCCGCCCAATTCATTCAACTGAAAGCCTGGGATATTATTGAAAAGAAGAATGGAGCCAACATCGACGTACTCTTTAATAGCGAAGGTACCGAGAAAATGTGGAACATACGTAAATAACCCTCGCCAACCATGCCAAAGAAAATCCTCCGCATCTTCCCCACCGAAACCAGAGCCACGCCCGACGACGAGAACGTCCGCATAAGGTGCTACCCTACCCTGTTCGACGATGCCGACGAAGTACACATCTCCGTTGCCTTTACGTGGGATATCCCTTGGGCAGAGAAAGCCGCTCGGGCATGGCAGGCAGTGGCACCGGTGAAAGTCGGAGGACCGGCATACAACGAAGTCGGCGGCGACTTTGTGCCGGGCATGTACATGAAGAAAGGATACGTCATCACCTCACGCGGGTGCCCAAACCGTTGCTGGTTCTGTTCGGTACCCAAGCGTGAGGGTGGGCAGCTCCGCGAACTCCCCGTTACCGACGGTTGGATACTGACGGATGACAACCTGCTTGCCTGCTCTGATGTGCACATCGACCGGGTATTTGAGATGTTGGCCCGACAACCGCACCGGCCGGAATTTTGTGGCGGGCTGGAAGCAAAGCTTCTCACCCCTGTCATCTCCGAACGTTTGCACAACCTGAAGCCACGTAGCATCTATTTCGCCTACGATACTCCCAACGATTATGAACCGCTGGTGGAAGCAGGCAAAATGCTGTTTGATGCAGGGTTTACCCGTAGTGCCCACCACATGTATGCCTATGTGCTTTGCGGTTGGAAGAAAGACACAATAGACCAGGCACTGAAACGGATGCACGATACATGGAGAGCGGGGTTTGTTCCTATGGCCATGCTGTATCGTGATTTCAAAGGGGAATATGATAAAGAGTGGAAAGCGTTTCAACGGGAATGGGCGAATCCGAAAATAAGGGGAGTAAAACTGAAGGAGATAAAATTGTAAACGATGAATAAAATAAAATCAAAACTAATGATGACATTGGCTATGGCTGCGTTGGCATCAAATGCAAAAAACGGGTTTGGAACATCACATAAAGAAGTTAAACCGAATCCTCCGAAAAATCAACCGAAAAAATTACACCTATTCACCGTGAAAGGAGTTGAAATAGAAGCCTATAGTAAAAAGGATGCTATAAAAAGATACAATCATAGAAATAAAAGGTAAAATGGAAAAAATACATAATCATCCTATGGCCGAACAAAGGGAGAATATTCCAAAAGATAAGGTGCTTGTTGATGTGAGATTTAAAGAAAAGTTTTCTAAATCATTTCCTTATTGGGATAGTAACCATATAATTGTTTTGAGGTGTGAGTATGAAAAGCTGATTAACGAGAAAAAACCATGAAAAAGAAGAAAAAGTATTATACCGGTTATGCCGTTGTTACGGAAGATTTTACGGCTACATCGTTTAGCGACAGGGACATTGAAACATGTAAACGCTATTGTCGCATGGGTTATGTGATAATTCGTACATATAGCAAGACAATCGGACATAAGTTTAGAATATACTGGCACAAATGGTATAAACCGTTTGAATTTAAGTGGCGGTGGAGACGAATAAACATCCTGCGATTGCATATTGATTGGGATGTCGTGAACATTGATGAGTGGGAGAAAGAAGTGGTTTGGCGGCCGGGAATGGAGGAGGAAGAAGTATGAGTAAGATAAAGATATCGAACTTTGGATCCGGTCCTGATACCGAGTACGAAACAAAACACGAATGGGGTTTCTTTTGTCAGGCCGGTTCAAAAGGCATTGTGTTCTCAAAAAAAGGGAATTATACTACCGCTTTCTTTGAAGCCTTTCCCCGGACACCCAAGTGTTTTATCCGTGGCGAAGGTACCACCGTAGAAGAAGCCGAGCAGCAAGCATGGGAGAAGTGGCAAAAGATACAAACCTGTACCCACGAAATGGAACGGCGCGACCGGACGGATGGTTATGCCTATTGCAAGCATTGTGCTTATTCGAACATGGTGTTCGAACCGCTAACCAAATGCTGTAAGTGTGGAAAACCGACGAATTACACCTATGACAGAAAGAAGAACTGGTATTGCAAAAAGCATTCTGTCGCCATGCCCAGAAAACTTAATCCGGAATGGAAGCTTGATTCACGTGGCCGACGGTTGCCGCGAAAAGAAAAGAAAATGCTGAAACAAGGCGCATCTGTTCGATTAACCGGGTGTATGTATGCAAAGGTAAAATTCAGATGTCGGTGCTTGTATGAGTTCAGGGCGAATGGGTATATGTTGTCCATGTTTAGTAAGAAACAGGTGGATGGGTTGAAGGAGTTTGTGAAACGAAAGAGAATATGAACCCGTATAATTAAAATTATGAGATTAGTAAATGTTGGTGACAAGATAAAAATGCGTGTTCCCGGTAGTCAGTTAGGAGAAGTGTTATGTCATGTCCATGCAGTGCTCACCGACCCAGACAGCAATGCGTATGAAAACATGATAATTGTTTTCCGGTATTGGTCTAAATATCGAAAGAAATGGTATTGGAAAGCAATACCTTACTGGGAATTGGATATTTACAATGGCTGGGATGGGAAATATTCGTTAGATGATAAATAAGAAATATAGTATATTCAAATATATAAGAAAATAGATTATGCCAAACAAATACTCCTGGTTCCCCGAAAACGGGAACTGTCTCGAAGTTTACGACACCATTTGGGATGCCGTAAAAGATGCCCAACACCGTTACGATGAGCAGTATGAAGAATTTGAAGACAGAGAAGCCATATCACCGATTATCAGCGTTGGTCCTGTCCGCCGTTTTAACATGGAATCTGCCATAGGCACCATTGTTGATAGCATTGAAGACAGCGTTTGGGAACAAGTACACGATATGGCTTTCGGTTGCGATATTGATCCGGAGTGTAGAATTCTTGTTGAAGATGAACAGACATTTAAAAAGGAAGCCATTGCGGCGTTACTCCCATTAGCCGAAAAGTATCTGCACATCAACCCCGAATGGATATGTACCCCAACAAAGAAATATAATTTGGAAAGAAAGGAGTGGGTAGAACCATGAGCCTGAATCCATCAAAAGGAAACATGTATGACTTCGTAACCCATACATGGAATACCGTAAAAGGTGCCTGTCCGCACGATTGCGGTTACTGTTATATGAAGCGCTGGGGCAAACTCAACCCGGCGCGACTGGACGAACGGGAATTCAAAACCGATTTAGGAAGCGATAACTCTATATTTGTAGGTAGCAGTAACGATCTATTTGCCGATGCCCATCCCAAAGAATGGATCCTCAAAACGCTTGATCATTGTAACAAGTTAGATAATCACTACCTGTTCCAATCCAAAAATCCTGCGAGAATACTTGACTTCATATCCCATCCTGTATTTTGGAAGTCTGTAATATGTACCACCATTGAAACAAATCGTTGGTATCCCTGTATGGGCAATGCGCCCACAACACAAGAAAGAGCGGACGCAATGGTTTATATAGGTGGGCACTACCCTGCATACGTAACCATAGAACCAATTCTGGATTTTGATATCCCCGAAATGGTCGAATTAATAAAAAAGTGTAGTCCTGTTGTGGTAAACATCGGAGCTGATAGCGGTAATCACCACCTACCCGAACCACCGAAGGAGAAGATTCTTGAGTTGATTAAAGAATTGTCTGCATTTACGAACGTAAGACAGAAAGATAATCTAAAACGCCTTTTAAAGTGACTGAAACCGCTAAAAAACTGGCACGGTGCGGTATCAAAATCTCTCACGGTGCGACATTAAAAAACCGCACCGTGGCAGTTCATTTTATCTCACCGTGGCAGTTTCGCAAACCGCACCGTGCCGTTTTTTCATACCTCACGGTGCGGTTTTTTAAAGAGAAAACACTACCTTTGCAATAACACGTCATACTCCCCTACCCCACTACTCTACTTGTCACTATTTTGTAATCATATTTAAACTTTAGTATGGCTAACTTTTACCTGCGTGTACCCCATTATGTGGCAGCTTATTTTCGAAACAGAGACTCTAATAACCCTATACCTTTAGGGGGAATGATGAAATTCGACAAACTATCCCCTATCTGGAAATTTCTGTCTCACATGCTTAAAAGCAACACCACCGAATTTATTGTACCATTTGGATGCTTTTGCGAAAGACAATGGAGACGAATGCTTCGCGGGAGTACCATATATACCACTTTAGACGGGAGAAGAAAACAGATATTTACCGGACCAAAAGCGACAGGTGAGATTTTGAACGATGCTGAAATTTTCAAATTGGCTGGCGTCTCTCCGGTCAATGGCGAAGAGCATGGTGAGTATATTTGCATTCAGATGCCACCCGAAGTTTATGTTAATAACCGCATGTGCAAAACGAACGGTCAATGGCAGCTCATGGAAGGCGGCGCTAAGATATTATACGATATGATGTCCGACGAGTTTTGGAGTGCTTTCTTTACCTATATAAAAAAAGACTATGAGTGGTGTGTCGAAAACGGAATAGACCGACCCGTATTAGAAACTATAGATCGATTCATGACGAGATATGATATTCGGAATTCATCCGACGATAAAGAACGAATGGCGTTGAAACGAAATTACTATCGCAAGCGGAAAAAGCTGTCTTATGCAGATAGTGAGTTTATCGAGCACGGTTAAATAGAGAAATAACTGCGTTTTCTATCACATTCATTAACAGATGCTAATAATAAAAGTTAAAAAACACCCAAAAAAGGCGGGTTGCGTGTCACTCGCGTGTCACTCCGGATATTCACTTTAAAAACCCAACAATATGCCAAACAATTCATGCAATTACACCACCGAGCAATACTTCGACATCGTCGCGGTTTACCCCTTCCCCTTTGGTGAACTCAACCATCAGGTTCCTTTTAACGTTCGCAAGAAAACAACCACGTTGTTTGAAATCGGACTTCCTTCCCTTGCCGGACGAAAAAGATTTATCACCTATACCGATTCCGAAGAACTGTCCGACGAGAAAGATTTTCTTATCGACGAGAAAGGGACCGTAAAAGCCACTCCGCAAAAAACAATTGCCGGATACACCTACGCCGTAAACCTACAATTCAAAACCATGCAAAATGCCGTAGAGCAATCCGAATACCTTGACGACTTGATCATAACCGACCACGATTTGCTGCTCGAAGCATCCGACGGGAAGTTCTACTTTGTCCGCTGTCCCGAACACGCCTACCGCTTCACCCCGGAAGAAAACATAACGGACAGCTACACCACTACCCTTACTTTCGACATAAACAACATCAATGGCATTCAGCCTATTGTAGGGTAAGTCCCTATATATATAAAGGTGTACGTAACTTTGTTTTTGAAAAAGATTTCTTCATAATGGTTAGGATTTTAGGTTAGTACAACAAAACAACTTCAAATTTTCGACATTTTAATTAAAGGTTAATCGGCCCGGCAGTCAGCGATGATAGCCGGGCTTTTGTTTTTCCCGCCGATTGAGGTTTTACCCCCGTTTTAAGTCCCTGCAAGCGAGCATACACAAACGAACTTCGCTAAAAATAACCCAAACCTCAATTGTATGATTAGAACATTAATAGAGATAGCGAGCGACTGCAAAGTGTGTATGCGACCCGATGTATTCGACACTCTGCGCAACCGCATACTTACCAACATCGACCTGCACCGCACAGAAACCATCATAAAGGAAACCGAGCAGCAAGCTTTCATTCGTTTCTCTGCCTCCGGCGAACAAGTAGGGCCACCGGCCAATACCGTTGTGTTTATGGGCGACGCCCAGAGAATCAAATACTGGGAAGACCTCGAAGACGATGACCAAATCATCAATATCGTTCGTCTTACCGGTCCGATGACCCGTGGTGGTGGCGATTGCAGCTACGGAAGTAAAGACCACCGCAATATGCTAACCCGTGCCGCCGACATCAAGCAAACCGTAGGGCACATCATCTACTGCTCCACACCGGGAGGAATGGCAAGCACTCTGCGCGACTATCGTCTGGCCATCAACTACTGCCACAGCAAAGGGCAGAAAGTTTATATGTATTGCGATGGCGACGTAGCCAGTGGCGGAGCATTCATCGCAGGTATTTGCGATGGTGTATGGGCTCTCAACCCCGAAGACGAGTTCGGTAGCCTTGGTATGTACTCCGCATTCTTCACCCTTTCTGATGGAGCAAAGAACGCCATTACCGGCGAAACTTACCACGAGTACTACGCCGATGCCAGCCCCGATAAAAACAAATGGTACCGCAAAGCCGCAGAAGGCGATATGTCTGCTGTGGAAGAAGAAACCAACCGCGATCTGGCACAACTTTTGGCCAACTTCAAGAAAGACCGTACGCAAGCCAAAGCAGAGCAACTCACTGGCGACATGTACAAGATGAAAGATGTGGTAGGCAGTCTGATAGACGGTTTCTGTTCCTTGTCCGAACTGGCACAGATGATCTTGGACGACCATGCCGCACGCAAAGGCGCAGCCATCCCATCCAAAGAAGCAGCCGCTCCGGTTGATTTCAAACCCAAAGCAAAAACAAATCAAACTTCAAATACAGAAAATATGAGTAAAACGTACACACAAGTGGGTGCTTTCATCGGCGAAGGTCCGTTGGAAAGCGACAAGGAAGGATGCGTAACCCTTCAGCCCGAACAGGCCGACGCACTGGAAGAAAAACTCGGCACCATCGAGGGCGAGAAACAAACGTTGGCCGACGAAGTAACCACCCTGAAACAGGATAAAGAAACGCTTACCACACAGGTAGCCGGTTTTGAATCCGAAAAAGAAGCCCTCATTGCGGATAAAACCGCTCTCGAAACCAAAGTTCAGGAATTGGAAGCAGCGCTGGAAACCGCTAATTCAGAGAAACAACAGCTAGCCGATGATATGCAGGTGAAAGACCAAACCATTCAGGATCTGGAAACAACTGTGGAAGAACTGAATGCTGGTGCTGGTGCGAAACCTGATGCAGGAGCTAGTCCGGATAACAACGGTTTGTCCGGCACAAAACCATCATTGAAAGTGGGCTATACTCACGATCCATCGCTTTCTCCATCCGAGAATAAGAAGCGTAGGGAAGCGCACCTCAAAAAGATGGAAAGCGAAGCCTACAAGCAGTAAGCGGAGAGTTACAAACAACAACGAGAAATCAATAGCAATACTAATAATCTAAACTTTAACAAAAATGGCAGCAGACGCTAAATTTATTGGAATCGAAGCTCTACAGGAAATCGCTACGCAGTACGCTCCTGAAATAGCTATGGGTGGTGCTTATTTCCGCCCGGACGTGTTCGATCGCATGCGCATCAAAGTAATCTCCGGATTACAATTCCGCAGCATCAAACACGTGATGAACCGCAAAGGTCATACCACCGAACGCAAAGTAGTAGGTAAGAAGGTAAACAACATGGTTGGATACCTGGAAGAACGTGAAATGGTATGTCACCTGGCATGGAACCATTACACCGACAACAAAGACAACTACATTGAAAAAGCAATTGTAGCAGTTGACGGTTCGGCAACGTTCTCTTATCCACTTTCGGAAGTGGCTTTCAATGCGGCAGTAGCCGACTATGGTGAAGACCTTTTTGACTGTTTGTGGCATGGCGATGACAGCATTGCGGATGATTCTACACAGCCGAACCATTATCTTCGTCTGTACACAGGGTTCATCCCTTATCTGAACGAAGACATTGCGCTCAGTCGCATTAGCAAAGAACGTGGCAACTTGGTATCTATCGGTACAATTGATGCGCCTGCTGATGTTACCGACATTGATGCATGGAAAGAATTTAAAAAATTCAGGAACAGTTGGTCGCAAAACCTAAAGAGTGCTCCTTTAGTGTTGGTGTATTGTTCGGACGAAACGGGAGCAGCGATTTTCGATGCTTATGCAAATAGCAAAGGAAATAACAGAGAAATGACCATTCTTGATAATGGAAACTACAAAGTTCCAGAATGGAGAAACGTAGAACTCTGTCCCGAATCTTCATTCGGTATCGGAGAAAAGCTGATTGCTACTACTCCGGACAACTTCGAGTATGGCGTGAACTCTTTGGACAGCCGCACAAAGGTCTCCGTTCGTGAAGGTAGCGATACCGACCACGACGATATTTCGTTTCAGGTACAATCCATACAAGGTACTCGCGTGGTGAACGTAAACCCAAGCCACTTCTGTATGACAGACGCTCCTCTTGCTCCGATTGCCGGTGCCGGCGACTATACTGCGGATACTTACTCTGTTGTATCCAGTGATGCAACATTAGGTACAGTAACTGTGAACGGTGCTGCTCCCGACAATACTAAAGGCTACGCTCCGAACACCACCCTTACGCTGAAAGCAACCGCTACAGCCGCAGGCGAGTTCGTTCGTTGGAGCAACGGTCAGGTAGCTGATGAGATTACCGTGGTAACGAAAGGTCAGCCTGACGGCGTGGTGGCAATCTTCAAAGCGAAGTAACAACCGCTCTCATATCAGGTGGTAACGAAGATCATTTCGTTACCACCCGAATAAAATCAATAATCTAAACTTTAAAATTATATCATTATGGCAGTAGAATGTCCTACCCTTGATCATATCACCAACGACGAGCAATGTTTAGAGAACTTTGCTGGGTTGGGTTCTGTATTGTATGTGGGTGTAAAGGGTGATCTTTCCGAAAAGATGACGCTTACCGACAATGTGTACAGCGAGCCAAAGTTCAAATCGGCAAAAGGTCTTTACCGCATTGATTGCAAAGACGAGTCAAACAAAATTACAGGCGGATCGCTGGGTCGCCGTAAAGGTTTCAAGCTTACTGGAACATTTGTTTTGGAAGCCGTGAATAAAGTTATTGCGAAAACCGGTCGCGCATTGAACAACCTTGATTTGTTCTTTATCGTTCCCGATGGCGAAGAGTACCAAATCATGTACGACCCTATTCGTAAAATCGTTTTTGATGCCGATGGAATTCAGTCTGATACTGGTGCTGCAGCAGCCGACGACCGTACAACTACGCTTACCGGTACACTCCAGCCAGTGAAGTATATGAACATGTATGTTGATATCACCGATATCGACGCACTCGTAGAAGGTTATACACCTCCTGGCGGATAACATATACCCTCCTTTTCGACTTTAATTTTTGTCATTTCATTGAGAGAGCCGCTTACCCTACTAAGCGGTTTTTTCGTGTCCCTACTTTCCCCGTGCGCACGCTCATCTTTGTAATACAGTAATGCAATAAATCATAAAAATAGTATGACCATGAGTAATGAACCTAAAGAATTCAGAAACATGACTGCCGATGAGCAGTTAAAATGGATAACGGACTTTTCCAAGTTCGACGAACAAAAACTTCCAACCCTTTGTGCCCTGGGCGACGCGTGGGAAGCTGCCCACATTAAATGCTTTGAAGAAGGTTTGCAATTACTTCGCGCATTCTCCATGTGCCGGGAATTTGTAAAAAAGAGCTTGATGTTCCGCGACTACTCCCGCCGTATAGATCGCATGTCTTTCTACATCGACCGGATCAAAGAGAAAATTGAAAAAGGAGAATACGTGAAAGTAGGAAGAGAAACACTCGTAAACGTACCTGGTATGCAACCCGCTTCCAACCGCAGGCGTGGTCGTCCTACAAAAGCAGAATCCGCCGCCAAAGCCATTACCGAAGGTATCGCTTCGGAGAAAAATAAAGATTCGTTTGATTTGTTTTCTTCCGTCGGTGCCAATACTGCTACGCAAGAAGATCCTGCACTCCCACAATTGAAAGATGTAGCATGGTTACTGTCCCCCGCTTTACAATCAGAAACTAAACAAGTCAGTTTTTATCGTGCCAAATCTGCTGCATCTGCGGAGCAGGCAAAAATTCTTGCTGACAAGGGGGAAAAGGCTTCCTTTATTGAACCTTATAGCAAGGAAGCGGCTGAATACACCGAGAAGTATAAGAAAGTGTATGAAGATGTAAATGCAGAGCTGGCCACTTTGTACATCTATCTTCAACATGATGAAACCCATGCCGATTTTAAAGCCAAAATGGAGGGAAAAGGTTCCAGCATTGAGGCATTGAAAGCTATTCTGTTGCAGTATAGCAATAAAATGAGTGAGGAATGGAAAGCGGAAATGACTGCTAAAATTGCTAAGGAAGTAGTTAAGCAGGAAGAAAAATCTGTAGATGGATCCGAAACTCCCGAAATTGGTAAAGCAGAAAAAGCAGATTTGCTACATAAACACCGTACATACATACTCCGCAAGGACGTAAAACTCACGCCATCCCGAATCAAAAAGGTAAAGGAGAAGATAGATGAGCTGGTCGCTATCGGAGAAGATGTTTCCGAGTACAACGTTATCCTAGCGAAGATGGAAGAAGACCTCGCAGCCGCTCAAACCCCTAAACCAGAGGAGAAGTAACCTATGGCTTACATTGAACCATGCTGCATTGATAAGCAGCTTCCCCCTGTATTGAAACAACCCTTCGCTTTTTTCCAAAGCGGAGGGGACTGGACAGTCATTGACTTAATGAAAGCCGCCAGCTACTTGGTAGAGAAAGCGGTTTGCGTACTTGTTATCCCCGAAGTAGATGTATTCTTGCTCCGGAAGTTAAACACCTACCTTGTAAAAGGTTGGTATGAGGGCGTTGTATTGCTTACCAATACCAATCAGGCCGACTTAGTTTTGTCGGAATTTGGATCAAACATCTCCCAGGTACATTACGCTACCTCTGCACAAGTGGCCGACGGACAGTTTGCCCTAACCAACTTTTCTAATCATTTGCTGGTGCAAGGCCCAATGTTACTTGAAAAGGATTTCATATTGAGCAACTATTCCAGTTACTCAGGTGGATCTTCTTCATTATTTAAAGCGGCACTCGAGGCTGCTATTCCAAAACTTCGCCTGCATCCACTTATTGAGTCGGACAATGAACAGGTAAAGAACCTGTTGGATTTTAAATGGACTTCAAACGCAGATGGCAAGGGTAAGTGACAACTATCTGGAACTGGTAGATAAGTTCATCTTCAAGGGCATACCGCTTCGCAGTATTGCCATGACCGAGCCTCAAAAGCTTCGTACCATGATTGTGTACGAAGCTTATCAGGTTTGGTTAAACAATAAGCAGATAAAGCCTATGGATGTGTGTCGGCGTATAGCCCGCCGCACTTATGACGATATGTTGGATAAGGCAAAGAATAATGCAGAATATGCAGAACGTTGTCAGCGTTTGAAAATCTACCCCGGAAAGGATCGGCCTTACAACGAAATAGCCAACGATATCGCAACCTTCGACCATATTGTAGGCTTACTGAATACCGGCACCATTAACATAGAAAAGGCAAAGGTGGTAGATGCCAGCGACTGGCTTATTGCCGAAGGTATGAAGAATGGAAATGAACGTAGCGTTACCAGCGGTGCCAAACTCAAAATGGACTTGTACAAAGGATTCGATGAACGCCAGCAAGGATTTGAGAACCTTGCCGATACCGACATCACCATTACCTCCGATGTTTCAGTCGTTCGTCCGGATAGAGAAAACTACACTGACGAAGAGAAAGCACGCATAGCCAAGAAGTACGGATTAACAAAGAACGAAGTAGAAGATCTCGTAAAGAACGATCGTGGCGAATACGAAACCGCCCCCATAGAAGAAGAACCGGAACACGACATTTTTATAGAAACGGAGGAACAGTATGGCTGAACGTCGTGAGGTCTACATGAACCCGATGCAGCAACGTATTTACTACTCCGGAGCAAAACACATTCGGGTAATAGCAGCTCGCCGTTTCGGTAAAACCGATGGTATTATCGGTCCACAAAGCGGACGTGTTACGTCTTCCATGCCACAAGGTGCAGGTATCTGGGCAGGAAACAGTAGGAAACAGTTGTTTACCCGTACCGTTCCGGCCACGTTGGCGGCTATTGAACGTTTCTGGGGCTGGCGTGAAGGTCAGCATTTCTGGTGGGGGCAGCCACCTACCAAACTAAATATTCCCCGCCCTATTATCAAACCGAAAGATTGGAGCCATTGTATTACCTTCTTTAATGGCTTTGTGTGGCACTTAGTCAGTTTGGAGGTACGTGGTTCTGCCAACTCCATGACGGTAAATTACTTTATCCTGGACGAAGCCCGATTCATAAAGAAAAGCAAGTTTGATGCCGAAGTGCAGGCAACGCTTTCGGGCATCATTCATCCGATGGGAGATTCTCGTTTTAGCGACCAAAATCCTTACTATAAAGGTACTCTCTTTGTTAGTGATGCCGCCATTTCACAAAAAGAGAATTGGATGGAGAAAGAAGAAGAGCAAAACCTGAAGGTTATTGAAGATGGAGAGTTTGCCGGAAAAACATCTAAAGAATTGCAAGGGAAATTAGATGAATATGCCGGTAGAATTATGTTCTTCAACGAATTGCTTCGCAAAGCCAAGAAAATGGGATACAAGGTATTAACCGTATCCGAAGAGAAACGCGAAGAAATACAATTAGTGGCCAATGCTTGCCATGTAAGGCAGGGTGTTTTCAAGATGTTGCCAAAACCGGGCATTAACAAGCAAAACATTGATATGTTGGTAAACTACAATGTCATTTCTTCTCAAGATGCCGAATTGCTTTTCAACTACGAATACCTCATTACCAGAGAGGAATATGCAGAGTTGCAAATGCTACAAAAGTCTGACAAGGTTAGAAAGCACATTAAGAAGATGCAATGCAATACGTTTGCCTTTTATAAAGCATCGAGTCTTGATAACATTGATTTACTCGGAGAATCTTATATTGCAGACATGAAACGCGCGCTTCCACCGCTCCTATTCGCGGTTTCCATACTTAACCAGAAGATGAAAAAATCGGGTGACGGTTTTTATGCCATGCTGGATGTTGTAAATGAACATGGTTATGTACCAAGTTCTTGCCAGGCTATTGAGAATAGTATGGTTAAGAAAACGGCAAGTACCATCGTTGGTGGAAGGAAAATAGACACCGATTACGTTACGCCCAACTTCGTTGAATTGCAGAACATGAAAGAGAACTGCACTTTAGACGGAGATGTGGAACGTAATCTTCCTCTACACATTGCACTGGATTATGGGGCGAACATTAGCTGGGTTATAACGGGGCAGGTGCAACATTGCCCGGAGGCACACGGCGATGCGTTGATGGTACTTAGTTCCATGTATGTAAAGAACGAGCGAAAGTTGCGTGAATTGATGAAAGACTGGACAAAGTATTACGCCCCTCACCTTCAAACGTGCCGACAAGTAAACTACTATTATGATAGTACAGCTAAGTTTCGCGGATATGCCATCGAGGGACAGCAAGACTTTAAGGATGTGGTTATCGAAGAACTATCACGTGCGGGTTGGGAGGTGAACGCCATAGACATGGGTCGCCCGATGGAACATGCATTGAAATTCAAAGATATAAACGAATCATTGGCAGGCATCTCTTATCCCGCTATTCGGATCAATGTAGACAATAACGAATCGTTGATTGTGGCGATGGAAAATGCCGAAGTACTAAATGGTTATGGCGGTTTCAAAAAGAATAAGGCAGGTGAAAAGTTAGGCGAAACTGAACAAAATTTGTTGCAGTACCGTACTGACGGGAGCGATGCTTTTGATAGTCTATTTGTTGGCGTGAAGTATTTTCAGCATAGTATGGAGGGGATGTGTTTACCAAGAAGGGGATAAATATTTTTATGGAAATATTTTGGTAATTCAAAAAGAAATCCTATCTTTGTACTCAATATGACCTCCCACGCTTCCCGTTAGATCAGCGCACCCGGGGAGGTCTTCGAGTTTTATAACCTTTGCTCTTTAAATGGAAGAAAAAATACCATACCGGAAAACGCCAATATCTATTGAACAACAACTTGAAAAATTGAAGTCGAGAGGACTTATTGTTGATGATGAAGAACTGGCTAAATCATACCTTTCAAATATAAGTTATTACCGGTTAAGAGCATATACTTTCCCTTTTCAGGATAATGAAAACGAGGATGCTGATCACCGTTTTTTTAGAAAAGACATTCATTTCTGTGATATAATTGATTTATATTGCTTTGACAGACGGTTACGTTCGTTGATTTTTAATGCAATAGAAAAAATAGAAGTAGCTGTTCGTGCTAAAATGACTCAAATATATTGCGATAAGACGAATGACAGTCATTGGTTTGAGGATGAATCCTTATTTTTGGATAAATCTTATTTTGTGACTAATGAAGTTAAAAAGGAAGATGGAACAACCGGTTATGAAAAAGAAGAAGTTTTCCATTTCAATATATTGGCTGATGATATTGAGAAAGAAGTTGGTCGCAGTAATGAGGATTTTATAAAACATTATTATAACAGATATTCAAGTCCTGAAATGCCTCCTGCCTGGATGACATTGGAAACTATAACTTTAGGTACACTTAGTCGATTGTATGAACTTCTAATAAACGATGATAACAAGAAAGAGTTAGCCTATGAATTTGGATTAACCAATTGGAAGGTTTTTGCTAATTGGCTTCATGGGATTTCCACTCTTAGAAATTGCTGTGCGCATCATAGTCGTATATGGAACAAACGATTCATTATTAACATAACCCTTCCTTATAATACTAATTACTCATTTCTAAGCCGAGACATCATTGAATCAACAAGAAATAATAAGCTATTTGCTTTTCTTTGTTGCATCCAATATATTTTAAAGATCATTAGCCCAGATAGTAATTTTAAATCCGCATTGATAGATTTAATTCAGAATGCAGGAAAATTAGTAATGATCAAAGACATGGGTTTTCCAGAAGATGGGAACTGGAGGCATTTTGATGTTTGGAAAGATTAAATAGAAATACAAAATAATGCCGAGTATATTCTACTCGGCATTATTCAACTCCTCCCTTAAATCCCTATTCAACTCATACGTAAGGAAATAATAGAAAAAAGTAGCCCGTACAGGCTTTGATAATTCTCTTTTTCCGGAAAGCATTAAGCTTAATGATGATTCATCAAAAGCTAATTGTTTTATCAGGTCTTTCCGTTTTATTCCAAACTCTTCCATTTTGCCCTCAATCCACGCAATATCTATTTCGTGAACGTTTATGGAGAACACTACCGGAATGATTTTCTTATCCGGAAAGATTTCTTTTCCACGTTCAATAAGCTGCTTCTGATTTAGGATATATCCGTTTATCAGTCGGTTTTGGGTAACTTTTACCGTATCATTCTCCAACACTTCCATGTGGATGCCCATACGGTTGTAGGCGGTTATGCTGTTTGTTTTCATAATTATTTCTCTATAAAAGTAGGGGTTGTATTTATTACTCCTGCACTATCTTCTTCTTTCCCGTCGCGCACAAAGAATCCTTCTTTAATAAGTTCCTCATAAGTATGTTTATGGGTGAAGAATTTATAAATGTGATTGTCCATCCATACATTGCATTCCATTCCATTAATTCTGTATCGGGTACTTGTCTCAATACGTCAATTTGAAGTTTTTTCTTTTCCATAATTTATTCATTATGTTGTTATTAATATAGTCCTATCAAATCTCTGTTCGTCTATCAATTTGGGCTTTCGGAAAGTTCTATCCCAAAGTCGATACTCCTCAAACATCTTTGTCTCTGGGTTCATCTTTAGTGTCATCTTACCGATTTTTATTGCCATTTCCTTAGTCGGGAAATACACATCAGAACCTCTGATTGTGAGACCCCATCGGGTTATTGTATTCGCTTTGGTTTCAAACATTCTTTTTTTATTTTAATGGTTAATATTATTCTTGATGAAACAAAAGCAAGGGGCAAGCCCCTTACTTTATTCTAATCTCTTTTAAGTTCGTTAAATCAAAAACCGCAAGCTGTTCGTTCTGCTTTGCAAATTCAATCGCTTCACTTACCTGCCAGTTTTTGAAGATTTTTACGCTATCGAAATAGTATCGGTTGGTTTCCGTATCGAGCCAGCCGCCGACCGATTTTCCATTTTTTAAAGCGTGGTTAATAACTCCGTTTAAACTCTCTTTTCCGAAACTGTTTTGCGTTTCCAGATACGCTACCGAGATTCCGTACTTAATGGGTTTCATGGTCTCAATGTTGAGAGTGAAACCGTCCGGGTTGTTTAGTGAGTAATCCCAAACTCTGTCGATTAATTGTTCCATCATTTCAATTGTTAGTAAAGCCCCTTGCTTTACATTACAAAGATATATAAAACTTTGCTTTACGCAAAGAATACATGATTAAATGTTTGCGTAAAGCAAAGAAATAGGGATTTCCCTACAGAAGTCTTAAAAAACGGCACGGTGCGGTATCGAAAAATGGCACAGTGCGAAACTTCGATTCCTCTCGGTGCGAGATTTTAAAACCGCACCGTGAGGTTTTCTTGTACCTCACCGTGCCATTTTTTGGCACTTTTCTCCCCCATCAAACCTTGTCCCTACCCCATCCTGCCCTCATATTAACTTTGCTTTCAATGGTAACAACTAAAAGTAATCGTTATGCCGAGGAAGCAACCCACTAAAAGTTTTTTAGAAATACGGAATTACACAGAAAAATTTCGCTGGAATGACCCGATTACCGGTCAGAAGCAAACGGGGTTCAATCCACCCGAAAACGCTCCATTCAAGGAACGGGTACCTTTCTTTATTCGCTACATCACCCAAGAGGGTAAGGTTCAAAGCGGCAATGTGGTATGTATCAGTGTAGATACCCGGCATCTGCAACGCAGCATCAAGTTTGTAAATAGCACCGAGATACGCCGGGTATGCGATTACCTGATTATCGAAATTGACGGAGTAAGATTCTTAACGCATTAATATAATGGCATCAAAACGAAATAAACCTAAACCTTCAGCGGGCGCATCGGCGACAAAGCAGATTAAACAGGCTATGGTCGACGGCTATGTCGCCTTTCCCGCGCACCACTTCTTTGGAGGAAAAGCCAATGCCGACACACCGGGATGGAGCGATGTTCTGAACGTCGTTATCCACGGAGACAGCAAAAAAGCTGCTTCCAAAAGCGGAGATATATTTGCATCCGTTGGAAACGAACAAACCGGATACGATGCAATAGGTACTCCCGGTAAAGGTTGGATGGAATGGGGAGCAGGAAATCGCTTGCCTAACATCATTGCTTTGCTCACTTCTCTCCTGCCCTACACCGCTGCCGGTATTAAATTCAATACCGATACCGCTGCCGGATTAGGTCCGAAACCAAAGTATCGTCATTCTTACTACTCTAATGGTTCACTTCAAACCGAAGAAGTGGATTACGCCAATGCGGGGTTGCTTATTGAGGGGCAGATACTTTCTTTACAACTGGCACTGAGCCAACATTATGCCGCCTGCAAAGAAAAAGGCATTGAACTGCCCAAACGCCAGAAAGAAAACATTGAAGAACGGGAAGATGAACAAAGCTTCGGAATGAACACACCCAAAGATTCATTCTCAAGTGATGCCGAAATAAGGGTAAACCAGCAAATAGAAGACCGTTTGCTGAAGCAAATCGCAGATGCCGAAGAAGCTTACGCCATCTGGGAACAAACCAGCAAAGATGTATCCGATTTTACCAAAAAGAACAACCTAGACCTTATCTTGCTCAAACTCTTTGGCGACATGTGTTCGCTGGGTATATGCTTCCCTGAAATCCAGCTCAGCCAGGATCCATTGACCAAGGATAGCCGGGTGTGGAAGCCCAAGGCCACAGGCATGGATTATCGCAGTTCCCTCACCTGCCGGTTGGAACGAATGGACGATGATAACCGCATAAACTACGTGTACGTCAGCAACCGTTGGCAGGACGACAAGTTGGTAGATACGAAAGAAGATCTTACCATGTCTGCCATCCGCGCGCTCGACCCCACCCATCCGCTTAATACATTGGACGGTGATGTACGCAAAGCCCGCTTGCGTAAAACAAAGATTGCCGATCGTCCAACACGGTTCATTCTCCCTTCCTACTACCCTACCCTCGGTCGGCCATATTATCCACAGCCATCGTGGTGGAGTATCTTCGGAGGAGATATATACAACTATGCCAGTACCATTATTTCGGACCGGGCCACACGGAAGAAGAATTCAAACTCTTTCGGGCGAATTATCTATGTGCATCTGGATTATCTGAACAAACTGTACCAACAAGAGCGATGCAATACATCAGCAGAACGGGGAGCCATTCGTGACCAGATATTCGATGAAATAAATACGTTTCTGAATGATCGTGGAAACAGTGGGCAGTCTTTGTTATCATTCTCCTTCACCGGAGCCGATGGCAAACAGCACGATGCCTACCGCATTGTCGAAATACCCTACAACAGCAAAGGTACGGCCGATGCAAACAAAACAGAACTCGAAGAAGTAGCCAGCATCATCTTCTTTGCCCTCGAAATACACCCCGATCTGATTGGTGCAGTTCCCGGACGAAGCGGAAGTAGCGGGGGTACCTATCAACGCGAAATGTATCTGTTGAAACAGTTACAAATGGCACCCACACAGAACATTGTACTCAAAGCGTTGGAGGTAATCAGCCAGTTCAACGAATGGGACTCTCACCTTGTTTGGCGGGTAAAACAAATGACACTTACCACACTGGACAGGAATAAAAACGGAATGGAAGAAACTAAAGTATAATACAACTATGATTATAAGCACCCTTGACGAACTAACCATGCACCTCCCCACTCATGCCATGCAAAGCATTGCCCGCATGATGGGATTTTTCGAGAGTAGCACCCACGACTTTCTGTTAGAGAAAGTAGGTAAGCCGCTCTATCGGGCCATAGAAGAAAAATATGAATCGACAGATATAGACCTTCTTTTGCCCCATAATGCCAAGCATCGTAGCGCATGGGAACAACTCATCGTACTCTGCCAAAAACCTATTGTGTACGATGCCTTTATGCGCGCCGCAGGAATTTCAGCAGTCAGCATTAACGAATCAGGTATTAACATAGTCAGTACCGACGATTACGACAATGCCAACGAAAAGTCAATATCTACCTACAAATCCACCTGCCGAACAGAAGCCCATGCCGGCATCAACCGCCTGCTTATTCAACTCGAAGAATGGGCGCAGGAGTTTGGTACATGGGAACCGGAGAAAGAAGGCGATACGCCTCCGGACGAAGCCGTTATCGTAGAACTGTGGCGTAGAAGCCGGTACTACTACCTGGCCGATGGACTGTTTATCAACACGGCCACCAAGTTCAACGAGTTTGTAGACATCTACGAATCGAGAGAGAAGTTCATTCAAATGCTACCCGACATCCGCTACTGCCAGGAAATGATCCTTCGCCCCGAGCTGGGCGATGACCTCACCGACGACCTGATTAAACAGTACCAGACCGGTCAATTGAACACCGAACAGAAACGTGCCGTCGTTCGCCTGCAACGTGCCCTCGCCCTGCATGTGGAAGCCCGCAGCAAACTGTTTAAACGTCCCGAAGCCAAAGACGAAGCTATCGGAAACACCAAAGAGGCAATGGAATACATTGCTGCGCATCAGGATGCTTTTGGCGAAGCCGTAAAGGCTTCACCGTTCTATAAGAAACCGCAACCCGTAAACCCCGAACCGGTAAACCCAGCCCCCAAGTGGGAAAACAATCGTAAGGGCAATGCACTATTTATAACCAAGCCTGTAGAGTAATATATAATATGTATACACCCGAACGAATAGACTTACACTTACCCACTTCATGGAATGCCATGACCGTAAAGGAGTTGGAAACCATAGCCGAAGTTTTAATTACCGAAGCCAAGCGTTCTTCAAACAGAAGACCATTCAACTCCCTTGCCGCCAAAGTTTCCATGTTTCTCAAGCTTGCCGAACTGGAATTGGTAGAAAGTATCAACCCCGAAGTAGCGGTCGAAGAACAATATTACGTTGTACGAAACAAACAGAAAGACACCTTTCACCTCTATTTGTGGCAGATACACTACTGGATACAGGAGAACATGAAGTGGATAGACAAACCGTCTACTCTTACCCGTTTCCCCTACCCTACCATCCGCCGTCGGTTTACCACATTTAAAGGTCCGTCGGCATTGATGCAGAATTTCAGTTGGCGACAATACCGCATCGCTTGCGATTATATGAGTTACTACATCAATCAGGAAAACCACTTGTTAGTGATGCAACAATCTGGCAAGTACTCCTCATCCGAAATAAAGAAACAGCGAAAGCATGTCAATTCTGCCAAAGCGTTATTTCTGGCTACCATCTTCTGCCGCCGGATAAAGTCGGTAAACGAAGAGACGAAGCGAAAGGAAAAGGATTTTACGTATGTAAGCAATCAAAGTTCGGACAATTCCCTGTACTTCCGCAACTTCCCGGACGAACAATTTCAGGTTGTTCTTTTCTGGTGGACGGGAATGATGAACTACCTGAAAGGAAAATACCCCAAATGTTTCAAGAGTGAAAGCCCGAAAAAACAGGCGCAAACAAATCCGTTGGATCTGTATACCCGTACTACGGCAACGCTGGAAAAGTATTTGAATCAGAATGAGGATGAGCAGAATCGGAAACTGTATACCGTAGTTCTTCAACATCTGAATGATATGGTGGTGCAGAATGAACAGATAGAAGCAATGAACAGAAAAAAATAAAAGTTATGGGATTTGAAGAAGCAAAAAATGCAGTACTGGATATAGCAAGAAAGAACGGTTCTTGCATACCCGGATTTAAAGATGCTATGAATGTAGACAACTTTAACCAAATGGTTGCCATATTCAAAAAATATATAGCCGAGTTATTGGGGCGTGGCATGCACTCTGACGATGTATTCCCTTTCTTGGAAGCACACTACGAAGCCAATGCGGAAGAATTTCAAAAACAAGGGTTATTTTATAATTGCAATGCAGACCGTGGAATCGTGTTTATACACAATCCAAAAGAAACAATCTATGTAGGTGGAACTTCGGAAAGCTATGTTTACGGGAAGTCAGAGGTGGATGCCAGTGGGCACGCTAAGGTGTTTGCCAAAGAAGAATCTATTGTTCATTTGCGTGAATTCTCTTCCGGAACATTTGATGGGAATGCCGTAGGATATCTGCACGACCGCAGTTCCGGCAATGCGCAAGGTAACAACTTTATCCATACCTACGACAGCAGCACACTTGTGGCAGGCGGTACTTCTACCGTCGATGCTAATGGATGGCAAAGTATTACCGCTATTGGCGATGCAGAAGTATATGCACATTCCCCCCGCAAAATCTACATGAATGGCAATAAGAAATTGAACCTAAAACCACTTGACGAATGAACGACCATTTAGCTATACGTGTCAATGATGAATATATGACGCTCCCGGATGAATTCGGAATTGACATAGAAGATGTAAACCCCTACTTCAACGACCACGAGTCATTTGCCTACGAATCTACCGTCCCCATGGAAGGAAACCGTAAGCTACTTAAAAACTTGGACGATCAAAAGAGTGATATGCGTGCCGTGGAGTTGGAACACTCCCCCATGCAGATTATAGCCGATGGTATGCCTTTTCGCAGTGGACGCTTACAAATCAGTGAGGAACAGGAACTGGATTCGGACATTTCGTTCTCCATGATTTCTACCGTCCGTTCGCTTACAGATATGATTACCGAATTGAATTGCCAGGATATTCCGCTGAAAGAAAAAATCCAGATTGGTGAAATGATTGGCAATGTATATGCGGAGTTTCAATATCGGTACGACGTGGAAGTAGGATATCGAGGAAAAAAGTCCACTAAATACTATAAGGATAATGAAATGCAATTTCAAACGGTTGCAAATGCTTTTGAATTACAGGCATTAGGGTTTTCCTTTCCTGGTATATGTAATGTTGTGAATGAAACGACACAGGTGGCAAATAAAGGAAAGAATGGTCGCCCATCCATAAAAGAACATTTCATTAATGTGACAGACGGTTATCCACAAAGACCATACTGTAATGCGCGTGTGTGTTATACACATTATGAGAAAGAGGAAGACGGAACGTCTGGAGATAAAGTAAGTACAAAAGACACCTATGATCCATACTATGTACTGGAAGCCGATCGCCCGCAAAGTGGACTGTGCTTTTATGTATTATATTTTTTAGATTGTTTATTCCAATATTTGGGGCTATCATACAGCAATACAAATCTGCTAAGTGTAGGAGATTTATCCCGGTTGGCATTCTTCACTACGCACCACAAGTATGATTTAGAACGAAAGTTTCCAAGTAAGCCTACCTCAGAATTTGACTTTACATCTATTACTGCAATAAATCGTTGGTTATCTTCCCGCAGTACGGGTGGCAGTTTAGAATTAACTTATAACCCAACAAAAGAAGTAACCAGTGCTATTATTGATGGAAAACTTTATACCGTAGGGCAAAAAGTTGATGGCGTAGAAATTGTTTCAGCCCGATTCATTCCAAAAGATCCAGTAATGAATATCGCAGCCAATATTATGACTATGTATGCCAATTCAAAGAACTTCCCAGATGCCTCTGTCAGTTCTATTATAGATTCATTGTGGGCATCATTTGGTATTAAGTTTATGCTCGACTACGAAGCACAAAGCGTCACTCCACGACTTATTCGTGATTTATACCGGAATGAAGAAGATTCTGTTAAACTCAAGTGCCAGGTGATATCTGTAAACAAAGTGGTAGAGAAAATCACGGGATTCCGGATGAAGTATGATGCCGAGAGTTCGAATAAGGAGAAAAGTGATATTATCCGGTCCGGACAGAAAGATTATGATACTAACTACGACTATACGGACTACTCCAAAGTAGACAGTACGAAAACGTATCTAGAAATATTAAAGAAACAATCCAGTTCAGACTTGACTTGTTATATTGACGTAAACACAGGCAATGCATACCGGTTAAAAGTAAATGCAGATGCCGAAACCGTCAATGAATTAAAACCTGCCCTATTTGAAGTTGGAGCGTACAAAGGTGTGGAAATTGGTGATTGTAGCGAAGAGAACGAAGATTTTATAATAGATCTGTCCAGTGAGTTTCAACCGGTTATATTCAACGATGTCAATGCGAAAAACCAAAGAGATGTCGGTTCGACCAACAGCTATAGCTTCAAAGATTCAGAAACGGGTATTAGCCATACTATTTCCGGTATAAACAGTGACAAGAAAGGGTCTATACTTGCTCCATTTATAGACGAAGACATGTGGCATGAAAATATCGAAGCATTCTTGGACTATCTTGTTGGTAGCGATCATGCAGACTTCATCGTCCGCGGCCATCTTAAAACAGACGAGAGTTACGATCCAACATCTACCGATGACGGGAACTCTCCGCTTCAAACATACGACTGGGGACTTTCAGTAGCCATTATGCGCGGTGGTGGTTCGGATAGTGAAATTGAACGATATGACTACAACTACGATGGTTTTGGAAACAGTAAGTGGCGCATGACCGTGGGTCAGTATGCTATGAGTAGTGATTCTATTGATAATTGGGCTCGCGAATACGATTATAATGGTGTTGCCCCAGGCATTGGCGATGACGAACGTTTTTCTTTAAAAGTTCGTGCTTACAAAGAAGTAGACGGTAAAATCTTATGTAACGATGACATCCGCGACTCACAAGGAAACATTGTAACCAAAGTCCGTAGTCGCGGATTATTCGACACGTTTATGTCCGAGCATGCACATTTCATGCTCAATCGTAAGCGATACACCATCCGTTTGCTTTGCGAAGTTTCAGAACTCATGGATATTCCTCAGAATTGGCACCGCAGATATAATATAGGCGGATACATAGGATGGATCAATAAAGTAAAAACCCATATATCCGTACAGAAAGGAATCGAATTGGTGGAAATAGATTTTTATTCAATTTAAAATGGCAACATCTATACAGGTAACATCAGGCAGTTTACTCTGCGGAAGTCCTATAATGATTAGTGTAGGCGCAGAGTTTTTAGGTAGCAAAGTGAACTTTCATAGAGTAAAGTTGGAAGTGACAGTAGCAATGACCGACGTAAGTACGGACTTCGATACCTATACATTCTCATCTCCGGCCGGTGATGGCGAAATCATTCAGATAGATATATCTTCCGCACTTCGTAGTGTGGCCGAACTGTTTGAACATACGTATCTGACACAGAGTTACACTTACCCTTTCCTAAAATATACCTTGAAAGCATACGATGAATACATGAAGGATGGTGTTCTGTATGAAAAAGTAGGTGAGAGAGACTATGGGGGAACACTTAATTCCCTGATGGGTTCGTTTTCCGACATGGAACGATATATATCAGGAGTAACGCGCAGTATTCAGAAGTTCACAAGAAAACCAAGTTTTGGGGAAATATGTGCCACCTCCGAAACGTTATTTTATCCCGTAACGCTCCCAGCTCCTGCATCTATACAGACAGGAGTAACCACCGGACCTACAGTAAAAGCATATCCATTAGCTAGTATTGGCGGTTCAGTAACGTATGATGGACATACTATCTATGTAATCTCTGCCGAACCTAATCGCTTTCAGTTTCAGTTTGTAAACAGGTTAGGGGTTATTGAAAGTATTTCGGCAATTTGTTTACCTGAATCGGTGATAGAGAAATCCGTTGAACAGTTTATAGTTACTGCGCCTGGTTCGTTTAATAAGTTTCGCCGGAATATTGTCCGAAAGATTACAGACAGAAGAACGTTGAAAATGTCCAGCGGTCCGGTAGATGAACAATGGGCAGATTGGTGGACACACGAGTTTTTAAATACCGAACAAGCTTGGATGTTTGTAGACGGATATTGGATACCATGCAGCATTCTTCCAGATGAAGAAGTAAAAGGAATAAACCAAGCTGCTAATGATTTTCCACAGATACAGTTTTCCGTACGTCCGGATATTGGAGGAAGCCTAAGAACTCGCGTATAGCCTTGTCCCTGCTCGGTTCAGTGTGTAATCTATATTTGCATAAAAAGAAAAGAAGACTAAATGGCAATTGTAACCACTCAAAGTAATTATTGGATGTCTCCATCAGCTTTAACGTTTACGTTGAACGCGTTGGAAGATCCAGATTATAATCAGGTGACAGTATTGGGCGGTTCCGTAATTATGGCATTTGTACAAGGTGTTATTGACTACGATGCCAGTCGAAATTACCGGAAGTGGACGCTGGAAGCCTTCAATAGCTATTTTGAAACTGTTGACGCCAAGTATGTGTATGCTAGGTTGGAAAAGGTAGGCACAAAGGCTTTGGTAGTTTATGCAGACGAAGAAGTTGAATTAAGCTCTGGTGATTATTACTATATCTATTTAGGAAAGATTAGTGCATCTGCGAACTCCGGTGGCACTAAAGTAGATCGGTACTGGGAGGACGTTTTAAAAACTGGTATTCTAAATACGAATCAGTTTGCGAACGAAGAAACAGGTGCCGAATGGCGTCAGATGTTTAGATGGAATAAGGTTACAGACTTGATAGAGGTCCTAAAAACATTTTCATCTTTTGTTGTAAATAAATTCTTTTTGCGGGATAAAGAGATTAATGACATAAAGAGGAGTACGGATAGTGATAAGGATGTTCCTGTAAGCGATACCTCATTAGTAACAAGTAAATATGTAGGCGAACGTTTTTTAAGCAAGTTATTCGATGATATTTCAGAAGGTTTAATTACTTTTTTGAAAGGACTCAAAATAGGAAAGGATTTTGTTCCTGGATTTACTGGAGTTGGTGGTTTTTTTGATCAATATGCTAATGGGGAAATTGAGTCTCTCTTTATTCGTCGCAAACTCGTTGTTCCAGAAATTATATTCAATAGTGTAGAAGTTAGTTTAGGAGATAAGTGGCGAGCCCCGGGTGGCGGTGTTATCAAGTCGATAGATATGAATACACGTACTGTTGATTTGGATTTGCAAGATGGTCAAATAGGAGCGGTGGCGGTGAATGATATCTGTATGGGTATTTTTCACTCTCTTGAGCCAACGATCAACGCTACCGAAGATATGGACGATAGTTGTGGCAATCGTACGTATGCTGGATTCTACACTGCTTATTTCCTGATAACTGAAGTTGTTGGAGACCGAAATCAACAGTTTAAATATAATCTTCGTCCCATAAGTGAAAGATGGAAACATAGCTATCATCCGAGTGAGATGATGCATTTTGTTGTCTATGGGAATGTGAGTAACAAAGACCGCCAGACTTCAGTATATGAAACCAGGACGTATACTCGTATGCTGTGGAAACAAACCACATTTGAGATAAGTGCAGCGAATATCGCACAGCAAACAGGTGATTTATCTAACATGACCGTGCATGGAAAAACCATGACCGGTTATTCGGCTTATTTAGATAGTATTTATATGACTGGTGCCATCCATCAAATTAAACCGGATGGAACCACTGCGCCATTACCGAACTATTTACCAAATTGGAAATCGGGCGATGAAGTGAACTTTTATGATGAAGTTAGTCATGAGGGTGGCGTATGGTTATGCATCAATGAGGACGGAACAAAAACTATCCCTGATAAAGATAATCCAGATTGGGTAATAATGGTTGCGCCTGGAAAGGATGGGGATGATGGGACCGGAATAACCAGTGCCCCAGCATGGAATACAGAAGGTACTCCTTATGCGAAGAATACCATACTCTCATTTGCCGGAAAGGTTTTCATTAGCAACAAAGAGACTTCAGAAGCACCATATCCACTTGTTACAAACGAAAATGGAAGTCGCTTATTGCAAAAACAGAAAGGGGATGCAACATGGGGATATATCATTCATGAATATGTTCAATCGGAAGATTGGGATTTACTCCTTGATCCTACAGCGATTCTGAAAGGGGTGAAAGAAACGGATGTACTATACGCAGTCTCCACAAGCCAGACGGTTGCTCCAACTGTCGGGTGGCAAACAACTGCACCTGATTGGGAAACTGGGAAATTTATCTGGAGCAAAACCAGAACAGTGTACACCGATAATTCAGAAACTGAGTCAGAACCGTTTTGTTTACCCACAGGTATTGATGGTATAGGAATTCAATCTATCGTTGAAGAGTATTATCTATCTTCTTCTCCTCAAATACTTGCAGGTGGAAGCTGGACTGAGAATCGTCCGGACTGGAAAAACGGCTGGTACTATTGGACACGTTCGGTTATCACATATACAGATGGAACTTCAAAAACTACAACGGAAATATGTGTTTCAGGAGAAAAAGGAAAGGATGGAGATAGTGTCTCTCTCATTGGAGACTGGTCTACAGGACTGCGGGTTCCTTATCTGGGAATGGTTCGTATGGGTGGTGCAACGTGGATATGCAAGAATATGGATGGAACAATAAACCCTCCACTTTGGACAATGACCGACAAAGATGGTAATCGAATATTGCAAACTCAGGATGGTGGTAAAACATTGAGATATATCCTAACCGGTGAACGAAATACCGATGAATATGAGCTTTCCGCAGAAAATGGAGAAAATGGTGTAGGTATACGGTCGATGATTGAAGAGTATTACAGGTCTTCATCTGCCACATTATTGGTAGATGGTAGCTGGAGTACTACACGTCCATCTTCCGCCTCCGGCTGGTATATATGGGCTCGTTCGGTTATCACATATACGGATGGTAACATCACACGCACAGAGGGTGTTTGTGTTACGGGTGATTCTGGTAAGGATGGTATTCCCGGTTGCCTTATGATAAAATCAGAATGGGGATTAAACAATGAATACCGCAATGATGAAGCATTGACTTCAGGTACACGCTATATCAATATAGCACTTGTACGGGATAATTCGCTTCAAACGGGGTGGCAGGCGTATAAGTGTCTTAAAACACATACGAGCACAACAGCAAACGCCCCCGGAAATGCCGAGTACTGGGAAGCATTCGGGCTGAATGTGAATGCCATATTCACTTCACTGATTATAGCAAAAGATGCAATACTGGAATTTGTTCAAGGTAATCAGTTCCTAATAAAAGATAGTCAAGGCAATGTTACTGGTGGCTTTGACGGCGAAGGATATTTTTGGATGGGTGGCCCATCCCCGAATAATGCGAAGAATGTTATCCGGGCAATAGGTAGCGGACATCTTGCCGATGGGAATATATTTTGGGATGAAAATGGAAATGTTGAAATGGCTGGTGACTTTATTGGCAAGGTAACCACACGCAAGAATGGGGTCAGAATGGTGTTAGACCCGGCCAGCAATTCATTCATAATGTATAATGCAAACAATATGGAAATTATAAAAATCGCATTCATGGGCGATGGAACAATGGCAGGGCTTCGGTTACGAAATTATTCAGGCACTACTATCACAAGTGAACAAAGCTTGATTGGTACAACATTGAATCAATTTATAGCAGGGTCTGCTGGTAATGGATATATAGACTTGCATACATACCTTGACCCATCTAATGGTTTGCGTTTTTTTGAGAATAGTACTATGACTAAACAGTACGCAAGGAAATGAGAAATATTTATTACAAAAGAGATAATTTAATTAATTGTTAAACTGGACGTTTTTTATATTGAATTTAAACGTCCCTTAAAAATCACATAGGCAATGGGAGATATAAAAGAAAGTGCACTCAATCAATCATCAAGTTACGAATGGATTAGAGGACTGGACGC